CAATGTTAATATTTGCTGATGACTTTGATCAACTCAATGTCTTTTCCAGATATATCGCAGGTCTACTAAAAGCATCTAACTTCTACTCATCATCTACTGATGATCAGATAAAAGCGATTGCGGCAGACTTCGTTGCAAAAGTTGTAGAAGCAGACTGGATGTTTAACTATATGAACATTCATGAAGACTTACTAGATGTGGATGCATACTGTCAGAATATGATTACCACTCATGGAATGTTTTCTAATACATATCAGAACGGTGCTAACTTTAGTTACGATCTATTGTTCTATCTCAATGATCATCAAAGAAACTCTAGTGTCCAAGGTCTAATCAAAGAGAAATTCACTATCCACTCAAACACCATGGCAAAAGATGTGATGGAGCACTTTACATCACGTAGACATTACATGGCATATTTTCTGGCAGTGATTGATTGGATGAATGCAAATGGATTTCCAGTAGACAAAGATGCGTGGGTGAAAGAAACATATCTAAACTTAGCAAACAAAGGGCAATACACTCAAGCATTCTATAAGATGGAAGAACAATGGAACCGTGTAAAAGATGACTCAGACTTTATTGCCGCACACCAATCTAAAGCAGATAGCGCGGCAGATGGTTGGGAGTATATGGATCTTTACACAGAGTTTAAGAATGCATTCCCTATTGTGAGAAAAGTTATTCAACAAGATTACGATATGGATAATCTAACGGAAGATATTAAACTGATAAATACTGACGTTCAGTTCTTCTCAAAGAGACAAAACAGGATACCTTATTTGATTCACAAATACCCATTGTAGGATATATTATGGAAACTATATGTTATGCTTTGCCACTTGCTCCGCAAGATTTAGTTGGCATTTATAAAGAAAAAGATGAAAGTGAAAAAGAGTATGTTCTCTATGTTGATTACGACAAGACAACTGAGAAGTTAACAGATCAGCATATTCTAATATATCTGGCAAACACGAACTTCAAAACTTCTTTCGATAAAATAACTCCTAGTTTAGTACAAGAATTTATCAAGACTAATTTTCTTGTGCATTGTCCTATGCTCAGTAGAATTGTTGCTATGATATTGAAAGTTTATTTGAAATGGGATTTGACAGATGGTGAGAAACTATTAACTCAAAATCTATTCACCATGGAACAGATCGATGAGTTTATCAAACTCAATACAAATTTAATTGAGGATCTGATTGAAGTTATCCAAGGGTTGTTTCCGTACACGTTATGGAAATTACATTCTCATATGGACGATCCGTCTATAGAACCTAATCTAGTAAAGTGCGTAGAAGAAATAGAGATTGTTGATCATCCTCTCAATATAGGTCCAAATATCGCCAGGTTGGTTACAGATTGTGTTGATGTTTTGTATTTGGTATTCCATATACGAGGAGTTTCTCAAAAATTCAATAAACAAATTTATAATGATAATCCTAAATATCATGGAAGTGATTTGTTTTATCTTATGAACCAAACCAAGATTGTAAACTGTATTATTGAAATGCTACCAGAGGATTTCTGGCATGATAAGACTGAATGATACCTATGCAGGGTACTACACATATGATAAAGACCACAGTCCGTCTAACGTTGATTTTCTAAGGACGGAGATAAATCTTGACATCCTACATGGATGTGATCAGATGTGTCCTGGTTGTTTTATTCCCAGAAAGAACTTAACTAACGCAGATCATCTAAAAGATCTGTACGAACTATTAGTCAATGGCAGTTATCACCCAGACGAAATAGTTATAGGTCCTACCGACATATTCGATGCCCAAAACTTTGAGGAGATAATGAACCATGAGTATATGTTTAAACTTTATGAGATTTCTGCAATTGGATTCACGTCTACACTTCTACAACCATATTGGGTAATCAAATCAAAACTAGAGAAGATATGGAGTTTGTATGCTCACATAAAAAGAGTACCCGACATAGACTTCAAGATTGTTTTAGATATAGACAAATACCTTGACGGTGAACTAGATGACTGGTACAAGAAGTTAAAACTATTCGTGAATGGTTCTGTACAGTTCAGGGTAAATTATTATAAAGGTGTCTTTGACAGAATTAGTTATAATGAATTGTGTCAGAAAGCATATGATGACTTCCATGCACCAGTCGTAATCACCCCATCATTCTTGACAGACAGAAATGCTAGAGGTAAGGTAGAGCAACATCTAGCAAACTTTCGTAAAGATATGCTAGATCAAAAGATAGATGATAAGTGGAAAGAATACTACACATTCTTTGATGCTAAGTTCAACGGTTATGGTTGCCAGAACTATAGTTTCTATAACGGCAAACTATATGTAAATCCATTCTTGTATGATGCAATTATTCAGAGGACTCCATTCTTTGAAACGACAATGGATGAGAACAAGTTATATGATAATATAGAATATGCACAACAGGTAGATGATTGTAATGGTTGTGAATACATGATGAGTTGTGCTGAGAGAAATGTTCACATGTATATGGAGTCAAGAGACTTGAATAGTTGCGTAGCAATTAAAGAGTACATGTATGCCACTCATTAAGAACAACCTATATTACGAACTTACTACAGAGACACAGACTAAACCAGTATCTGCAGTGAAGATCCAGATGGACGTGTTGGATGGTTGCCACCACAAGTGTCCTGGTTGTTTTGTTCACCGTAGAGGCAACGCAAGCAATATAGATCAATTAGCACAAGCAAAGGAGTTTGTCAAGAATATAACTGACAGAGGAATATTAGTTGACGAGGTCCTAATCGGACCTACAGACTTCCTTGCATCTGAAAACTTCTATGAAGTAATGCCAGAACTAGAGGACATGATCAATGATAATTCACCCATACTTGCTTTTGTTAGCACTCTTATTGACGGTGACATTGTGCAGTTTTGTGATTGGATAACTGAGAGAATAAACCTAGACACAGAGATAGAGATAGGTATTGCAATAAACCCCCACAAGTTTTCTGAACAAACCTATTTACAAAACATCAAAGATAAGTTATGGTACATAGACAGAAACCTAATGCATGAGGTGACCTACACATTTGTTGTGAATATAAGAGACTATGGATTGGACTACACAGTTCTTCATGATAAGGCAGTGAAAGAGTTCAGCACTATCCTAGATTTTATTCCTTCTGTATCTCGGTCACACAAACCAAATATAATACTCAGCACACTATCGAAGTTCAACGAATACTTCAACGAGATTAGTAAGGACACCAAGTTAAATAATATTATGGTTGACCACTCACATGCAGGAATGAACTATACTGTTCTCAACTACAAGAGAGGCGATTGGTATCTCAGTCCGTTTATGTATGAGAACATGGCAATCTATGATGATAGTCTCAAGGTAGAATCTTTTGACGATGTAGTCCCAATAACTGAATCACAAATAAATAGAGCAAAGGGTACAGAGTGTGAAGACTGTCCATTGTTCTTTAGTTGCTACAACCGTAAGATAATTCTATTACGAGATTATCTGGGAGTCAAGCATTGCATTGCACCGAAAGAGAATATGCTAAACAACATACACAATTACAATGCACCTGCACAGACAATGTATCAATGGGATGGTTACAGCGTAGAGAATGATAAACGAGGATATCGAAAGAAGTTTTTGGTGACAGAAGATAACGATCCAGAACTAGAAAGAATAAAGAATATATCTTATGTTAAATGACGAATGGAAAAAGATTGTAGTTGATGGGAATAGACTTGAAGAGTTTACTGCTATCTCTGCCATGTCCCAGTATAAGATACAACCTCAGTTAGAGATACTTGAGGGTTGTTCCTATATGTGTCCTGGTTGCTTTGTCAAACGTAAGGGCAACTGGAGTCCGTACTCTATTCATCTTTTCTGGGAACTCGCAAAGGAACTTATGGGTAGAGAGGACATTGTATTGGATGACCTTGTCATCGGTCCTACCGACTTCTACGGTGCAGAAAACCTAGAGACGATTATAGAAGAAGTCAAACTGGCAGAAGGTATCATGATGATGCCTGAAGATAATCGCAATGTTCAACACAATTGTTCTATCCTTGGTTCGTTGTCTGAAAAAGATATAGAGGGAAAGATCCGTAAAATAGAAAAGTCACTGGTGGGGAGCGTGGTTAAGTCTTGGGACGTACAGGTGGCATTAGATGTTAAAAGACTTCTTTACGATAAAGAGTATAGGGGAGCACTCGATAATCGTATCGAAACATTTAAGGAGTCAAGTCTTAACTATGAGATATCCATGGCAACAAATATAGTTGACGGTATCGAAGATATGATCTATGATGCGATTGATTTAGTCAGAGAAGAATACCAGACAGTGATAGAGATCTTACCATCCGTAGTGAGATCATTTGACCACAGTCCAAAGCATGGAGAGAAACTATTCGAGTGGAACGACATGCTCACGAAGTTATCTACTGACGAAAAAAGATTTAAAACAAAATTTCATTTCCTACAAGGTGACGTTTCCCATAAAGCATTCCACTACTCCGTGATAAACATACACAATGGAAGAATGTTCATGGCACCTTTTATATACGAGAATGCACAGATATACAATGATGCTTTTCTTATTGACATTACCCAAGGTGGTGATATAGTGGATCGTATATTAGAACATAAGCACTGGATTGTCAACCACCAAATTCAAAACTCTCAGTTGACAGAGTGCCATACCTGTAAGTATTTAAATATATGTTCTCACCGACTTGTCCCCAGAGTAATGGAAACAGTATTCGAGAACAGGAAAGAATGTATTCTAAATAAAGACGTGATACAACTATTTGACGATGAGGTTTATTATGGGAATAGTTACTGATAACAAATCCCACGCACAAGCAGACAAAGACTTTGATCTTAGTTTTAGTGAAGGACACGAGATCAAGGTGCAGTTCAACTGTGAGATCTTGTCTGGTTGCGAGTTCAAGTGTAAAGGTTGTTTCGTAAATAAACTAGGATCTAACGTAGGGGATTTTCAAAGACTCAATGATGCTATCGACTTATTCAATGAAAACGGTTACCGAGTTTCTACAATCAATATCGGACCTACTGATATATTCGGTAACAATAATGTTCTAGAATTGTTACAAGATGAAATATTTCGTGAATGTTTATCTAAGGTAACTACAATACAATTCGTAACAACTCTATCAGAACAAATAGATCTTAGGGTTATAGATCTACTAAACAGTATACCCAAGAAGGAAGGTTTTATGTACGACTGTAATGTGGTCGTAGAACATCCTGTTGTCTGGGGAAGTCTTCAGTCAAGACTCAACATGCTCAACCTATTCGAAGATGACCTAAACTATTATTTCGTTTACAATATGGGTAATGATGACGAAGACAATGAAAAGGTTCTAGATCTATCGAAGGTGACAGACAGATACTTTGATACGATACTACAACTCAACCCATCATTCTTTCGCGCACCCAAGAGTAAAGTGCAAAAGCATATGATTGAGAAATGGAAGAGTTATGATTTCAGTCACGACATGTACCCCAAGACAATTGCTGATCAGGCACAGGGTGGATCTTTAGAACTAAACTTTACTTACTGCAACGAGAGATTTTTCTGGACACCATTTGTCTACGACATTGTCATGATAGGAACTGATGAGTTCGAAGTCAAGGAAGAGTGGAATATTAATTCTTGGACGAAGGTGAAAGAAGATCAATTTTTAAATCAATTAGAATATACTGCAGAAACAGAACAATGTGCAATGTGTCCCAAACAGATGACGTGTATTGACAAAGGGGTCATCAGTTACATGAAGCATCACGCACTTACCAGTTGTGTCTTCCCAGACTTTATTCGATCCATGTAATTAAACCACATTCGCATTACGCAGTCAGGTAGATCTCTTTCTCGGTTCTTCCAGTCCCATTGGGTGTAGCATCTAAACCCACACTTATCCCACCACTTACAAGAAAGACAACCGTGTTCATCCATGTATGCTTGCATCATACTGGCATTGTCTTGTCGGTTCAGTGGTGTGTTGAAATCTGATTTAGTGTAGCGATCCCACCTGCAGTTTGATATACTATTGTTCGGAAAGATAGTAACCTTGTTCAATGCCATGCAATGCATGTGGTTATTCTCATTCTTTATAAGATCACTAATAGGGTTAATGTCGGGATAATTATGAAATATGAAGGTGAGGAAATCAAGGTAGAGACTATCAGATGGGATAAGATGGTCGAAACCTTTATCAGGAATATAATCGTCAAAGTAAAAATTATCAAACTTACTATAGAGATAGTGAAAATACTCATCGTCATCTTTCATAAACCTTTCTATAGACGGAACCGTTGCAACCATATTGATTGACGTAATGTAGTCGGCAAAGTATTCTATGTTCTTGCCGTAAGGTCCTCGTACTGGTCTACCATCAAAGTCATAGGAACAAATAATATAGGATGGTATATCTGCTTCATTCAAATCATCTAGGAGTTTTTGTACTTTGTCTCTCTTACTAAATTGAAACGATGTTACCCAAACAACTTTTATTTCTTGTTCGTATTTATCGTACAATTTCTTTATCTCTATCAGCATATCATAATAGACATCGTATGCCCAATCAGAGATCCTGTCTTGGAATAGTTCACCCCCAACCATATTGATCTGGCACGTCTTAACCATCCCCTGCATTTTCTTCAGGTGATCCTCAACAAGAGGTATCTTAGAGAACATTCCCTCACGAGAAAGACCAACTGTCGATTTCTTGTCGTGGTGACAGAAAGCACAGTTCAGGTGACAGTTCTCGAATAGCGTGAGTTCTATCTCACCTATGTTCGGTCTCTTCTTCTCTAGTAAGACTTTTGTAAAGTCAAAGTTTGTCAAACAGCATTTCCTCGTGGTAATACTCTCGGACATCTGGGCACATACCCTTGTCCTCGTTGAATTCTAATCTTTTCAAAATCGCATCATATGTTTCCTTGTCTTGACTGTATCTCCGAAAGTATGGATCTTTCGGGATCAGATCAGCATCGTCTAGCACTGTATAAAAGTCTTCTTTGAAATCTTTCTCTATCCATTTGGCATAACAGATAGCAACGAAGTAAGACTTAGCAGGGTAGATCCAGTCGTGCACCTTTATATTGAAATGTAGTAGTGCGTCTTCCACAACTGTATCTGGTCTGAAGTTTATTGGCACTCCTTCTAAATCATCTTTATACACTGACTCCATCAAGTGGTAGGCGTTGGATCTTGCTTTCCATTCTTGCATAATCTAATAATCCTTTATATCCATTACAACTGTGTGTTAGGTCTTTTACATATCTATAATGTTCGGTCAAACATTTACCAAAGTATTCACAACTCTTACATATTCCAGACACGTTGTCAGTCTTTTCTTTCTCTGTCCACTTTATATAATCATCGTATGAGTCAAGTTCAAGAAAGTATTCGTGGTCATTCTTATCAAACTCTAATACACCAAACCTGCCATTGGGTGTGATGTAAACATGATCATCACTGAATGCATTGTATTGACCAGATAGCGAGTCTTCTATTCTAGCGGCATTCTCAAAGTGGAACTTCTTGTCTGGGTGCTCCAACCATTTTATAACAAAGTCTTCGAAGTCCTTATGCGTTACATTATGTTGGTTTGCTTGATTGGTCGAGTATGGTTTTATCTCTACACTCACAACATTAGAAACCATGTTCAAAGTAAATATCATAAAGTCCACGTCCATCTGCAATACCTTTTCGGATGCCAGTATCAGAACAGCAAGTTCTTTATTTGCATCCATCATATTACTGAGGACATGTTGTTGCTTCTCTCTTGCATCAAAGTCATACGATACCGATAATGTTATATCATCATCCCTAAAGAAGTCAGGGAAAGCAGAGAGGTTCGTGTTTATATTTATTTCTCCATCGTAGTATTTACGAATAACATCTTTCATCGAATAGAAATAATCTGGTCGAAGCAAACCAACTTCACCCCCATAGAGATCTATATGGTTTATCTCTGGGACTTCTGACAGTCTCTGATCTAATACTGAAAGTGTAATCTGTTGTCTATCACCTAATTGTTCTGGTGTCAAGTAGCAAAAGTCACAACGGAAGTTACAGTAGTAGGTAGGGTTAATGGACAGATTCATCGACATAGGGAGTCACACCGTCTGGGTTCATTTTGTTTATCTCTAATATTCTGGGAGCAAGTGTTTTCATTTGTCTGCAGTGTTCTTCTACAGTTCCCTCTCGCTTCATGTCTCTGACAGTTTTCTTACAACCATTACAGATCTCAAACATAGGGCAAGTATAACATGACATCTTCATAGTCTGGATGAGAGGATCATCTTGTAATGGTGTTTGCATCTCACCGTTCATCTCTTCATCGAAGTTTATTTCGTAGTCGAGATCATCTGCAAGTGAACCACAGGAATAGTAATCACCGCCAGGATTGAAAGCACGAATACCTTCATCACATTTTCTATTCTGGGGACAACTGGTTGCAGAACCACCAAGTCTCTTCATCATTGCTTTGGTATTGTATTCCCAAGGGTGAAGACCTTGATCGTAGATATCAACGTATGTCTTATACATCTTGCTCAACCGATAGGTATTGCCTTGGACACCAGATGCCATGGCATAATTCAATTTACATTCTACATCCATTTCCTTGGCAAGTTTTACATTGTCGATAGCACGATAATCATTCATATCTGTAATCACTGCAATAAAGTCTGGTCTTTCTCCGCAGTACTTCAACATTGCGTCCGATACATTCCAGAAGTCTTCCTCAGTAAATTCACTGAAGTCTCCTTTGAGTCTACCACCCCCATACTGAAAAGATGTGCAGACACCCATACGCGGATGATTGAATAGATCAACCCACTTCTCTGGTTTTACATAGAAAGGCCAAAGGTTAGTTGTGAATGAAATGTATGCAGGGTAGTCGTGTTCATCTAGATGCTCTATCAGTTTCCAATAGTAACTAGGATCTACCATCAACGGATCTCCACCATTGATAATCAAAGATTTGGTTTCAGGGTATCTTTTCAGAAACCTGAAGATATAGTCCATGTCCAATAAACCTGCATTGTTCGGATCGATTGCAGTCGAAGAACAAAACGAGCATTTGAAATTACATGCCTCTGTTGGTTTTATTATCAGATCCATTGTTTCTCTTTCGCTAGTTTCATCATTAGAGTTTTAGGTGCAGGACATACATCATCCATCCAAGTTAACTGATGACAGTCAGAGTGGCAGTATAAAAACACTGGGCACTTGTAGCATCTCTCATCTCTTTCATGCATCTCACAAGAGATGATCTCCATTCGTTTAGGTAGAGTTCTCACTTCTTTTGCATTCATATCTATATGACCGTAGAAATCTACAGGTGCAGAGTTAGGGCATCCTGCCACTGTCCCATCTGCATTTATTGTGTGTATCTTTTGTTCACAATCTCTACAAAAGGTTCCGTTGAAGAACTGGTTTCTATCGTCAAACTTAGCATAGACTGAATCCAAGAAACCATTTGCTACTGGATGGTTTTTGGTAGTCTCGTGCATTAACATCCACCAAGCATCTAGTTCTCTATTGTGAGGAAAGATGTCTGGGTTCAATGTGGCATTACCGTTGTGAGTCAAACGTTCATAAGATATTTCGCTGACACCAAGTTCTTCCATGTAGTCTGCAATCTCTAATGGATGTTTACTGACAACATCTTTGGTAACTGAAATAAAACACTTGACATCTAGTCCTTGTTGTACTAATGTGTATACATTGTTTTCCCACAATCGAAGTTGCCTATCATTAGCAAACCTGATATTAGAATCCCAACTAGTAGCAACATATCCACCAGAGATACAATTGTTGAAGAAGTCTAGGTGTTCTGCTTTTAGTTTGTACGTCAGGTTAGTGGTGATGCCGTGTGTACAGCGATCACCCCAATTGTCTTTTGTAATATCATAGAACTCCAATAGATCTTTCATTGGAGCAAGCATAGGTTCTCCTCCATGATACTCAAGATGTATGAGATTATCCCCAGTGTCTAATTGATTACACCAGTTTGCAGTTTTCACAGGATCGAAGTAAATCTTCCTTCCGTTAGTTCCTGATGTAAAACAATGGGAGCAATTTAGATTGCAGGTCTCAGTGGTCTTTATGTATGCGATTAAGTGTTTCTGTGTCGCCAATGCCATGGGATGCGATTAATGCCTTTTCATAATTTAATGCTTTGTGTTTAGTTCCTGCAGGGATCATTAGTTTATCCCCGACTGTTAATATTACTTCTAGACCGTCAACCTCTAGAGATTTAGATCCTGCTTTGACTTCAATAATAACGTCTACTGGATCTGTGTGTTCATCAAAGGTAGGTCCGAACTTTGGGTTATAGAATAGATGAATTGTTCTATCGTCAAACTTCCAATGACGTTCCATCTGTTCTACTTTTATTGTTACCTTCTCCTCTGCCAAATGCCTCGCCATTTGAGATTGATAATCCCAATAATGAAAGGTGTCTATTTGATCTTGCAACCCACCCTCTCGTATTATAGATACGTCATGTGATTTGAAGCATTTCTCAGATAGCAGGAAATCCTCGAAGTCTTTAAAGTTCATTTACGTTCCTTATATATAAAAGAGTATTTATAATGAGGTTACAATGATATATCACAGATGGTCTACTCCTATTGAACATTCTTCTAATCATATAGGAATGAAACCAATACAAGATCACCTTCTCACTCACTATAATGTCCCAAATACTATTGGTGATAATTATAACATATTTGATGACGAAAGTAAACCCATAGAAGACTTAAAAGATATGGCATATGCCAACTTTAGAAACTTTGCTAACGTAAATTTTGGGGTAAACTTAGACGAATATCATAGCGTGTTAAAAGGGTGGTTGACACCGACAGAAGATCATGCTATGGCAGAGCACAATCATATGGGTGCTTGGTTCTCTTCTGTATATTATATAATGGCAGAGGAAGAAGATCAAGGTGGGGAGATAATCTTTACAGATCCCAGAACAAATGCAAACCGAGGATATGATCAGAAGTTTGCGAAGCACTTCAAAGAATTTGTTATCCAACCCAAGACAGGCGACTATGTGATATTTCCTTCGTTCCTCTATCACTGGGTAAACAAATTTACTTCTAGGTTCAGGATAGCAATACCAATCGACATCTACTTATTCGAAAAGACTAGACAATACTAGGATAATGTGATATAATATATTCATGATTGACCTAAAGCAAATACACGCAATGTGGGCAGAGGACTGCCAGATAAATCAAATGAAGTTAGCAGACGCATCGAGAGATACTCCTGCACTACATGCGAAGTATCTGGAACTGCACTCTACATTTAAACTCATGTTGAAACGTGCAGAGTTTGCACAGAAGACTTTGCTAAAGGACAAATGGTTATATTATAATGGTAAGATGTCTGAAGAAGAACTGACTGAAAAAGGATGGGAACCAGATCCGTTCAATGGGTTGAAAATACTCAAAGGGGAAATGGATTACTATTACGATTCAGATCCAGAGATACAAAAGTCAGAAGAGAAGATACAGTACTACAAAACTGTTATCGATACTTTAACAGAGATAATAAATAATCTTAATTGGCGACACCAGACAATAGGTAATATAATCAAGTGGAAGCAATTCGAGTCAGGAAACTAAATCATTCCGATCTCCAGATTGAATGTGATAATGGAACAGCACAGGAACTAAACGAATACTTTTCGTTCTACGTACCTGGTTATAAGTTCATGCCAAGTTATCGCAATAAGATCTGGGATGGTAAGATACGTTTGTTTACTCTCAGAGAGAGAACATTACCTGTTGGATTGTACTACCACCTAAAAGAGTTTTCCGATAAGAGACAATATAATCTATTACCAGAGAAAAGTAAATACGGAAAACCAGATGATCGTACTCACGTCAGACCTACAGAACTAAAAGAATTTTTAAATAATTTAAATTTACCATTCCCACTCAGAGAATATCAGTTCCATGCGGTGGGCGAAGCATTGGTTCGTAAACGAGCAATCTTATTATCACCGACAGGTTCTGGTAAGTCGTACATGATCTATGCACTTGCTAGGTTCTGGTATGCAATGCTAACAGACGGTAGATCGTTTCCAAAAGGTGGACGTGTTCTTGTGATTGTTCCTACTACTTCTTTGGTTGAGCAAATGCACAGTGACTTCATAAACTATGGTATGCCCGAAGGGGGAATGCATAAGATCTACTCTGGTAAGGACAAAGCAGTAGATGCCGCAATCGTGATATCTACATGGCAATCAATATATAAGTTGCCGAAGGTTTGGTTTGAACAATTTGGTTGTGTCTTTGGGGATGAGGTGCATGGATTCAAGTCAAAGTCTCTGATGAGCATAATGAACAAATGTACAGAAGCAGAATATAGATTTGGAACGACAGGAACATTAGATGGGTCACAAACGCATGAGTTGGTTTTACAAGGTCTATTCGGGAAGATATATAAAGTCATCACTACGAAGCAACTACAGGATAACGATACTCTTGCCGCGCTCACTATCAGGAGAGTCATTCTTTCATATAAACACGAGTTTCGGGAATCTAACAGGGAAAACACCTACCAAGAAGAAATCGACTTTATCGTTGGTCACGAGAGACGGAATAAATTTATCAGAAACCTCGCGCTAGATCTCAAGGGGAATACTCTAGTGCTATTCAATTATGTAGACAAGCATGGGAAACCTTTGCATAATCTGATAAGAGATAAAGCAGAAGATCAGAAAGTATACTTTGTGTCTGGAGAAACTGCAACTTCAGATAGAGAAGCAATCCGTGGTATTGTTGAGAAGTCTGACGGTGCTATTGTTGTTGCGTCCCTAGGAACCTTTTCCACAGGTATAAATATTAGAAACTTACATAATATAATATTTGCCTCACCGTCCAAGTCTCAGATAAGAGTATTGCAATCAATAGGTAGAGGTCTAAGAAAAAGTGATGATGGAAGAGAAACCATGTTATATGATATATCTGATGACCTAACTTGGAAGAAAAGAAAAAACTATTCTCTCTTACACTCAGAGGAGAGAGAAAGAATATACAAAAAAGAACAGTTCAACTATAAAACGGCAGTGATCCCCTTATGAATATAAAACAATTTAAATTAGTAAATAATGAAGAGATAGTATGCGAGTTTGTCGATACAGTCGGCAAGGAAGGTGATATCATTTGTCGAAAGATGTTGAAGATATTTCACGCAGAAGATTACAACAATGGTATTAGATACTATTCGTTCAAACCAATGTTGTCATTCCAAGACGATCTTAACACACTCAACGTATTGAACTGTGACCATATAGTTCTGGAGACAGAACCATCAAAGACATTGTTGTATCATTACACCAGTGCTCTTGAAGAAATAGAAAGAGTCAAGAAGGTACGTGGAGAAAACAAAGATCTCAACATTGATGAGATCATGATGGACACTACCGACATGACAACAGAAGAAATCGCGGAGTACCTACAAGAGAAATATGATATGGGAATGATCTCGGATCAAGAACTTTACTCTCTCGACTCTGCCGATAATAACGTGATTCACTTTAACCCAAAGGGGACTCTTCACTAGTATCCCCCCACCTCAAAAGGGTCTTTTTTATTATACACCTATTTTATGATTCTGTCAACCCCTATTTTTTTATTTAAAACAAAAAGATAGTATTTTACATTCCCTTTGAATTTTGATATAATATTGTTATGAAAGGATATTATTATGCCACGAAAGAATAAGAAAAGCGCACATTATGTGAATAACGCAGATTTCTCGAATGCAGTCGTGGAATACGTAAAGACAGTTAATGAAGCAAAGTCTTCAAACAAAACTATACCCAAAGTACCAGATTATATTGCTCAGTGTTTTCTTAGTATCGCTGAAGGTTTGTCTCACAAATCTAATTTTATTCGCTACACATACCGCGAAGAAATGGTCATGGATGCAGTTGAGAACTGTCTCAAGGCAATAGAAAACTATAGCATAGAAGCGGCAACCAGAACAGGTAAACCAAATGCATTTGCATATTTTACTCAGATAACTTGGTACGCATTTTTACGTAGGATTGCAAAAGAGAAAAAACAGCAAGACATTAAACTAAAATATCTAACAAGATCAGGAATAGAACAATTCGTTGATGGCGATCTAAGCGATGATTACACTATGAATGTTGTGGGGTCTTTTGTTGATACGCTCAGAGATCGTATAGATAAAGTGAGAGAATTTGACACAGAAGTCAAAACATATGCCAAAGAAGAGAAACTCAGAAAGAAACGTGCAGTGGTTGTAGATTCTGACTTGACGGAGTTTATGAAGTGAAGGTAGCAGTATTAAATGACACACATTGCGGTATCCGAAATAGTTCTGATATCTTTCTTAATAATGCTTCTGATTTTTACAGTAAAGTTTTCTTTCCTTATTGTAAAGAGCATGATGTCAAACAAATTGTTCACCTTGGTGATTATTATGATAATCGTAAGTTTATGAACTTCAAGGCACAGAACCACAGTCGTAAATCATTTCTAGATCCGATGCGTGAACTTGGTATGCGAATGGATATCATACCTGGTAATCACGACACCTACTACAAAAATACAAATGATTTAAATTCTCTGAAAGAACTTCTGGGTTACTACATGAACGAGATCCATATCATTATGGAACCCAAGGTTATGGAGTACGGTTCTTTGAAGATGGCAATGATCCCTTGGATCAACCAAGAGAACTATGACGATACAATGAAGTTCATCAAGAACTGTCAGGCAGATTGGTGTGGTGCACACTTAGAACTCGATGGGTTTGAAATGATGCGTGGTATCAAGAACGTGCATGGTATGGATCATAAGATCTTTAGTAAGTTCGAGAAAGTACTGACTGGTCACTTTCACGTTGGTTCCCAGATGGACAACATTCACTACCTTGGTTCGCAGATGGAGTTCTTCTGGTCTGATGCTCATGACAAGAAGTATTTCCACGTGATAGATACCGAGACCAGAGAAATAGAAAAGGTACATAATCCACACACTTTATTTCATAAAGTACTTTACAATGATGAGAAAATGGATTATAATAACTATGACGTATCACAATGTGAACAGAAGTTTGTGAAGGTTGTGGTTGTCAATAAGAAGGATACATTTTTATTTGATAGGTTTATTGATCGTATTCAAAACGAGAACATACACGAACTAAAGATCGCAGAGAACTTTCAAGAGTTCACAGGTGAAAATGTACATGATGATAATATTGAGTTTGACGATACGCCAAAACTTGTAGACTCCTACATCGATGGTGTTGACACAGATCTGGACAAGGACAAGATTAAGATTCAGATGCGAGAACTCATGACTGAAGCACAGGCACTGGAAATTGCATGATTAATTTTACAGAGGTAAACTGGAAGAACTTCCTATCCACTGGTGATAAGTGGACAGAGGTTCAGTTAGATAAGGCAAAGAGTACATTAGTTGTTGGGCATAATGGCGCAGGTAAGTCTACTATGCTTGATGCTATCTCTTTTGCTTTGTTCGGTAAACCTCATAGAAATATCACAAAGGCACAGTTGGTCAATTCAATCAATGGCAAGGGCACACTGGTCATTGTAAAGTTTACAATAGGTGATAACAACTTTGTGGTAACACGTGGTATCAAACCAAATGTATTTGAGATCCACAAGAATGGCGTGATGATTAACCAATCGTCTCATGCCAAAGAGTACCAGAAGATCCTCGAACAAAACATTCTTAAACTAAATCATAAGTCTTTCCACCAAGTTGTAGTATTGGGTTCCTCCTCTTTTATTCCCTTTATGCAACTACAGAGTGGACACCGTAGGGATGTGATCGAGGATCTTTTGGATATCAATGTATTCTCCAAGATGAATACACTACTAAAAGAAAAACAAAAGATACTATCAGATACACTGAAGGATCTAAACTATAAGATTGACATACAGACAAACAAGATCGAGACTCAAGAGAAGTACATTCGAGACATCAAGTCATTGACTGATGAGAATAAGAAAGAGTACGAGTCTCGCATTGCTGATGCACAATCCAACATAGAAGATCTGCAGAAAATAAACTCTGAAGCAAGTGTTGATCTTGACTCTAAGATCGAGACTGCAGAGAATGCATTGAAGACACTCAATGATGAAAAGCAAGATCTACTACTAAGAAGTCAGGATATCAAAACTCAGATGGGAGCAATCACGAAACGTGCTAAGTTCTATGATGAGAATGATACCTGCCCAGAATGCCAACAAACACTTGTCGATGATTTGCGTAAGAAGAATATAGACGAATGCAAACATGAAGCAAGAGGACTTGCATCTAGTAAGAAAGCAATTGGCGAAAGAGGTGTTGGAGTCGAAGCACAGATCAGTCTTGTCACCGAGGATCTAAAAGATCTAAGGTTGCAGGTCTCAGAGATTGCCAACAACAATAAAGAGATATCCTCACTCCAGAAAACTATTGGTGAGTACCAGAGGTTTCTGGATAAGGAAGTAGTTGCGGATCTAACTGCCGCAACAAGCGATTGTGAATCAATGAAGCAGGAGAAGCAATCGTTCATGGAAGAGAAGTTCGAGATATCAGAACAGTACAACTACAATTCTGTTATGGGAGAAATGCTAAAAGATACTGGTATAAAAACAAAGATAATCAAACAGTATCTACCTGCAATCAACCAACTTACAAATAAGTATTTGCAGGTGCTCGACTTCTTTGTCCACTTTAATCTTGATGAGTCATTTGTAGAAACGATTAGATCAAGACATAGGGATGCGTTTACTTACGACTCTTTCAGTGAAGGAGAGAAACAGCGTATCGACTTGGCACTTCTCTTTACTTGGAGACAGATTGCCAAGATGAAGAACTCGGTTGCTACTAACTTACTAATCCTAGATGAGACGTTTGACTCATCACTGGATCATGAGGGTGTAGAGAACCTATTGAAGATATTGTACACTCTTGGTGAGGATACAAATGTATTTGTAATATCCCATAAGGGAGACATACTTGACGGTAAGTTCGAACAAAAGATTGAGTTTAGAAAAGAAAGAAACTTCAGTAAAATGTATTGACACTCAGTCGAGTGTGTGGTATAATTACTGGAGTTTAACCCACGGAGTATATTATGGAACTACAGGAACAAACCTTAAATGTTCTCAAAAACTTTTCGGATATCAATCCGAATTTAATAATCAAAGAGGGTAATACAATTAGGACTATCAGTGAGGCAAAGAATGTCGTTGCCACTGCGATAGTTGATAACGAGTTCCCTCAAACAATGGGCATCTATGACTTGAAAGAATTCATTGGTGTCTTGTCATTGGTTGACCAACCAAATCTAAAATTTGCTGAAGAATCAGTTACAGTTAGTGATCAGAGTGGTCGATCTAAAGTAAGGTATTTCTTCTCACCAGAAGAAACATTGACTACTCCAAAGAAAGATATTACCTTCCCAGAAGCAGACGTGTCGTTTACTCTTGAGTCAAACACACTGAACAGACTGCGAAGTGCGGCATCTACTTTGGGACACTCAGAGGTTTCAATCACACCTAGCGATGGTATGTTGACTCTCTCAGTCTTAGATGAAGGTAATGCTACATCTAATACATATTCAATAGATGTGCCTTACACAATTAAACCAGATCAAGACTTCAAGTTTGTTGTCAAGATCTCTAACTTAAAAATCCTACCTGGTAATTATGAAGTGAACTTATCATCCAAGATGATCTCTGAATTCAAGAATACAGATACAAATGTTCGCTACTTCATTGCCCTAGAGAAATCATCAAAATTTGGAGTATAAGATGGCAGAAAAATATGATGAACTAATGAAACTTGCTAACCAAGTATCTCGCTCAACTGTTGCAGTAGTTGATGCGGTTACTCAACGTGGTGGTTTCAAGGGAGAAGAACTCTCTACCATTGGTCAGTTACGTGACCAAGCAATCCAGACGATATCTATTGTAGAGAACCTACAACAAGATGCCGCCATGGAGACTGAAGAATAAGGTTTACATTCACACTCAAATTTGATATAATGTTTTTTGTGATGGAGTATATGAATGAACCAATTTCTTTGGGTGGAGAAATACCGCCCACAAACAATAGAAGAATGTATTCTTGACAAATCGTTAAAGGATACATTCAATAAGATAGCAGAGTCAGGTGAGATACCAAATATGTTATTCACTGGCACTGCAGGTCTTGGCAAAACAACAGTTGCCAAGGCACTATGCAATATGCTTGACCTTGACTATATTGTCATCAACGGATCTGAAGAGGGCAACATAGACACTCTCCGTGGGAAGATCAAGCAGTTTGCGAGTACTGTCTCACTTCAAGGTGGCATCAAGGTTGTGATACTTGATGAGGCAGATTATCTAAACCCACAGTCTACCCAACCTGCCCTTCGCGGATTTATCGAAGAGTTCGCCAACAACTGTCGGTTTATACTTACTTGTAATTTCAAGAACAGAATCATTGAACCTCTACATTCTCGATGCGGTGTGTATGAGTTCAATGGTGGAGATAAGCAACAACTATGTAATGACTTCTTTATCAGGACTCAGGGTATCCTAGACAAGGAAGGTATTCCTTATGATAAACCTGCACTAGCAGAACTTATCATGAAGTACTATCCAGATTGGAGACGTGTACTAAATGAGTTGCAAAGATATTCATTATCTGGTAAAATAGATATTGGTATCTTAAATAATATTTCAGATAAAAATTACAATGATCTATTCTCGTCTATCAAGAATAAAAACTTCAAGAAGATGAGATCTTGGGTTGTAAACAATATAGATACAGATGCGTCTGCTATTTTTAGATCCATCTATGATCGGATGCAGGATCATGTGAAACCTCAATCGATTCCACAGTTGGTTCTAATCCTAGCAGACTATCAATATAAAAACGCATTCGTTGCTGATCACGAACTCAACGTTGTTGCATGTCTTACAGAGGTTATGGCAAATGTCGAATTCACTTAGATTATTCACTAAAGATGATTGTCCCTATTGCGATGCTATGAAAAACAAGTTAACCACTTGGGGTATAAATTTTGAAACTATAAACATTAGCGAAGATATAGAATCAAAATACTTTTTAAAAGAAAATGGACACCGAACAGTTCCACAACTGTATTTTGGTGATCATCATGTCAATAAGGTTCCCACCAATGAATTTACACACGAAGAGTTGATGCGTGGTATGCGAGGTGCATATCCAATGCAGGACTCTGGTGTAGAGGATATGTCGTGAACCCATTCTCGTTTGTAACCGCAATCAATGACAACAAAGATATCATGGTTGATGATCTTGCTGAGAAAGCATATGACCCATTCATGGTAAACAGGTCGCTATCGTATTTCCAAGATACGGTCTTGAGTGCCAATGAAATGAACATCAACCATCATATTGACAAACGTCTACAAAACGATTTTCTTATAAATATGGTTAGGAAACGGAAAAGATTCTCCAAGTGGGATAAACCGAATTCTAACAGTGACGTGGAAGTTGTCAAAGAATATTATGGTTATAATAACGAAAAGGCACGTAATGCTTTGACCCTTCTAACAAGTGAACAAATTGATATATTGAGACAGAAGGTTTATAAAGGTGGAAGAAAATAATATAATAGAGTGGACACCTTCATCTATGCTAGAGGTTACGTTAAACGAACCCGATGATTTTTTGAAGGTAAGAGAAACACTCACGCGGATTGGAGTGGCATCGAGAAAGGATAAGAAATTATACCAGTCGTGTCACATACTGCACAAACAGGGTAGGTACTTTATAGTACATTTTAAAGAGTTATTTTTATTAGATGGAAAGAAGTCTAATTTAGAAGAGAATGATATTGCTAGACGAAACACGATAGCACAGTTAATGAGTGACTGGGGACTTATCACAATCGAAGGTTCAACTGTAGAACCACTAGCACCAATGAGACAAATAAAGATCATACCCTACAAAGAAAAAAACGATTGGGAACTTTGCCCAAAATATAATATCGGATCTAAGTAAGGAATACGAATGCAACGTCTCACAAGTTACATAGAAGAGGGTGTCAATGATCCTGCTATCTTTAAAGCAGTGTTCTTGGCAGGAGGACCTGGATCTGGCAAATCATTTATTGTTGGTCAGACCGCACTCACCGCACTAGGTTTTAAAGTAATTAACTCAGACGATGCATTTGAGAATGCTTTGAAAAAAGCAGGACTAAAGACAACACCAGACGATATCTATTCCCCCAAGGGACAAGAGATTAGAAAGGGTGCCGTTGCTCTAACTGGCAAGAGAATGCAGTTAGCAATAGACGGAAGACTCGGTCTGGTTATAGATGGAACAGGAAAGAATTACGAAAAGATCAGTGGTCAAGCAAGAGATCTCAGAGACTTGGGATATGAGGTTGCGATGATCTTTGTTAACACAACAGAAGAAGACGCACTGTTTAGAAATAGAAAACGTGCTAGGAAACTACCAGACGCAGAAGTAAGTAAAATGTGGAGAGACGTTCAAAAGAACATTGGTAAGTTTCAGTCTTTGTTCAGAAGAAACATGTTTGTAGTAGATAACTCAGAGGGTGCCAACTGGAAAGGTGCTACCCTAAAAGTTTACAAACAAATTGCATCATGGTCAAGATCTAAACCCAAAGGTGGTATCGCCAAAAAGTGGATGGACGCACAAAGAAAAAAGGGGTAAGACTCTTGACATTTGATATGTGAATGCTTATATATTATATGACACGCCAATAACTGGGTGTCGCTTTAACCTTGCTAGTTATAGGAGGAAAACATGACTAGAAGTATTGTATACCCACGTAGTGGGTTTATTGGTTTCGACCACATCTTTAATCAACTTGAAAATATTCATAAACATGCTAAAGATACCTATCCCCCACACAACGTTGTGAAGGATGAGGAACTCAAGTTCATCATCGAAGTTGCAGTGGCAGGTTTCCGAAAAGAACATATTGATATTCAGATAAAGGATCACGTCCTCACCATTACTGGTGAACGCCCTGCACGAAGAGATCAAGACTTATATGTTCATAAAGGAATTAGTGCTCGAAACTGGAAGAAGTCATTTAGACTGTCCGAATATACGGAAGTAAACGGAGCAGATCTGGTGGATGGAATTCTAACTGTCGAACTAGAAGTTATCCTTCCCGAAGAGAAGCGTCCTCGTAAGATTGAAATTGGATCAAACGAGGAAAATGGAAATGGCAAATTTTTTAAGAAAAATCGTAAGTAAGTGGCGTTTCAATTCTAAAGTACGTCAGACAATAAAGGAACTACGTGCCTTAACAGATGCGGAACTGAATGACATAGGGATCGGACGTGGAGACATTGTCTCAATAGCACGTGGTGATTCTGATATGAAACTCTCATCGAGAATTGTATATAATGATAAAGTGTTACCAGTAAACGCAAACATGAAAGGGTGGGTGTAATGACTACAGCAGTAATGTCTTATGTATTCGCCCCTCTATCTGGATTATGGGGTTCTATAATTAGAACCAGTGAAGTCATTGGTTACTCTCGTGCGGCAAGTGAACTTGCTCGTATGGGTTACCATGAGGAAGCAAAGAAGTGCATGTTAGAACTGGATAAACTACGATAAATACAGGGGCAGGGTAACACCTGCCCTTTGTTATAGGAGATAGAAATGAGTTTTGAATTCGACTTCACAAGAGATCATCTTGCTGAAATAATACCTGGCAACAAACAGGTTGATGAATGGTACGCGGCATTGTATGAAGTATTGCCTATGTACGAAATCACAACTGAACGTAGGGTTGCCCACTTCTTGTCCCAGTGTGCACACGAGAGTGCAAACTTCAAACGACTAGAAGAAAATCTAAACTACTCAGCAAAAGCGTTACGTGCTGTCTTTGGTAGATACTTTGGTGATCCACCCAAGAGGGATGCTGATGAGTATCACCGTCAACCAGAAATGATTGCCAACTATGTCTACATGGATGAGTTCCGTAAATACAAAATGGGGAACATTCACGAGGGTGACGGTTGGTTATTTCGAGGCCGGGGTCTAAAGCAATTGACTGGCAGAGAAAATTACTCACGCTTCGGAGACTCGATTGGTATGACTGCAGAAGAAGCGGCAGAGTATGTTCAGTCCTTCAACGGTGCAATACAAAGTGCATGTTGGTTCTGGGATACAAACAATCTAAATGACATTGCTGATGGTGACAACGTAAAACTAATGACTAAGAAGATCAATGGTGGATCTATCGGTCTGGAAGATCGACAGAGACGATACATCAATGCAATGGAAGTTCTTGGAATGCCTTTCGAGGTACATGAAGAGGACGATGATGATGAGGATGATATCCTAGATGATATCGGAGTCCTACGTAGAGGATCTCGTGGTGATGGAGTCAAGTTGATGCAGGAAGCACTTGGGTTAGATGCTGATGGAGTATTCGGTAGAGGCACAGAACGTGCACTGAAACTCTGGCAGACAGACAACGGACTAACACCTGATGGTGTGGCAGGTCCTCTGACCATGGCAAAACTACTTGACGATTAAAAAAAGACTTTACATCCTCTCGAATTTCTGGTATAATAGAAATGTTATTCGGGAGGGTGCATGTCAGCATTTTACACATCCGTAGTTCGCTACAGTAATTACATTCTCTATCGAGGTTATGATGATCTTGGTAGACCAGTCGCCAAAAAAGAAAAGTTCAAACCACAACTCTACGTTCCAGTAGATAAACATACTGGATGGAGAGGTTTTGATGGTACACCTGTTACTACCATAGACTTTGATTCCATGAAAGAGTGCAAAGAATTCATGGAAAAGTATGAGAATGTTGTAGGGTACAACATATATGGAATGAGTAACTACATCCACCAGTACATCACCAGAAGATTTCCAAAGGATATTAAGTTTGATCGTGATAAGATCAACGTAACAACCATTGACATCGAGACTGAGTATGAAGGTGGATTCCCAAACATTGAACAAGCAGATCAAAAAGTTCTTGCTATCACGGTAAAGAATAACAAGGACGGTATATATTATGTGTGGGGATTGCAGGACTATGATGCTGATGCCGCACTGATCAAACCAGTAGTATACGTCAAGTGTTCTAATGAGAATGAATTACTTGGACGTTTCCTTGCACACTGGCAGAAACCAGAACACATGCCAGATGTTATTACTGGTTGGAATGTTCGCTTCTTTGATATTCCGTATCTAATAAACAGAGTCAATAGAATCCTTGGTAGTGATAGATGCAGAGAGTTTTCTCCATGGGGATTGTTTGATCACCGTAAGATCTTCAGACTGAATAAAGAAGAGAGTGTGTATGATCTTCGTGGTATAGAAACACTTGACTATCTTGAACTGTTCCAGAAGTTTGGTTATGCCTATGGCAAGCAGGAGTCCTACAAACTGGATCACATTGCTAATGTTGTGCTTGGTGAGAAGAAACTATCCTATGAAGAATCTGGTTCACTCAAGCAACTATACAAAGATGACTTCCAAAAGTATATCGACTATAATATGAAAGATGTGCAACTGGTTGATCGTCTAGAAGATAAGATGGGATTGATTACACTGGCAATGACTGTTGCCTACAAAGGTGGTGTGAACTATCAGGATACCTTTGGAACTACTGGTATCTGGGAATCTATTATCCATCGTAAACTCAACAACATGAAGATTGCTCCAGATGCTTACAAGAGTAAGATACCAGATAAGAGTGATTTCGCAGGTGGTTTCGTAAAAGACCCCAAGGTCGGTGCACATGATTGGGTTGTATCGTTTGACTTGAACTCTCTGTATCCAAACATCATTGTGCAGTGGAATATGTCACCAGAGACACTTGGCAAACTACCACCAGATAATCTACCAAGTGGTGTAGAACACAACCTTGCATTCTTCGAAGGTGGAGATCCGATGCATCCTGCACAGAGAGAAAGAGATATTTGTCTGGCAACAAATGGATCTACCTACAGTAGAAAGATCGATGGTGTTATTCCACAGATCATTATTGATTACTATGATGATCGTAGAGTTATAAAGAAACAGATGCTTGCGGCAGAACAGGCATACCAGAAAGAAAAAACATTTGAATTAGAAAAAGAGATCAACAGATTTCACAATCAGCAAATGGCAATCAAGATCCTGATGAACTCTTTGTATGGTGCGATGGGCAATCGCTACTTCAAGTATTATGATCTAAGGATTGCAGAAGGTGTTACTCTCACTGGTCAGATGGTTATCCAGTGGGCAGAGAAAGCAATCAACCTAGAAATGAATAAGATCATGAAAACATCTGGGGTTGATTATGTGATTGCGATTGATACCGATTCATTGTATATAAACTTTGGTGAAGTGGTAAAGAAACTCAATCCCAAAGATCCAGTAAAGTTTCTTGACAAGATATCAGAGGAACACTTCGAACCTATTCTAGCAAAAGCATATGATGATCTGTTCAAGAAGTTCAACTGTCACAAACCCAGAATGGAAATGGCACGTGAGGTAATTGCTGATCGAGGTATCTGGACTGCCAAGAAAAGATATATACTAAATGTTCATAACTCTGAAGGTGTCCAGTACGAGGAACCCAAACTAAAGATCATGGGCATTGAAGCAGTCAAGTCTTCAACACCAGAAGTTGTTCGGAACAAGTTTAAAGAAGCATTTAAGATAATCATATCGTCAACTGAGAAAGAAGTTCAAGAATTCATTCAAGACTTCAAGAGTGAGTTCAAGTCTCTACCACCACAGGCAATTGCATTTCCTCGTGGTGTATCTAACATAACTGACTGGTATGAAAGAAAGACGATTTATAAGAAGGGAACTCCGATACATGTCAGAGGATCTCTGCTATATAATCATTATCTAAAACAATACAAATGCACTAACAAATATGAATTAATTGAGAATGGAAGTCGTATCAAATTTTGTTATCTTCGTATGCCAAATACAATCAAAGAGAATGTCATATCATTTCCAGATGTGATTCCAAAAGAGTTTGGTCTTGATCGTTACATAGATTATGACAAGCAGTTTGAGAAAACTTTTATCGATCCGCTTAAATTCATTCTAGACGCAATCGGATGGAATGTTGAAGAGCAAGCAACCTTGGAGGATTTTTTTGCATGACAGTCGCAGGAAAGATATGGGGACAAACAGAATTACTTGAGGCAAATGGTGCCCTTGAATTTCACAGAATAGAATTCAAGAAGGGGTACGAGTGCTCAGAACACAAACACGAATTCAAATGGAATGGTTTCTATGTAGAGGAAGGTCAGATGATGGTAAAGGTCTGGCAGGATGAACAGGGGTTAGTTGATGAGACAATCCTCAATCCTGGTGACTACACCAAAGTCAAACCTGGTCTTTACCACCAGTTCATAGGACTGGAAGATGGTGTTGCATTTGAACTGTACTGGGCAGAGTTTAACCACAACGATATAAAACGAAGAAGTTCGGGAAAGAAAACATGATAAAAAACATTTTAAATAAAATTCCAAACTTTTGTCTAAGTCACTGGTTATTACGCATTCCACTTGCTATTGTGTTTCTACAACAAGGGATGAGTAAATTACCATATAGCATAGAGGATGCAGAAGCATGGGAACTGCCCTACTTAGTCTGGTGGTTTGTTGTATATGGTGAGTTAGGTGCAGGTTTAGGATTATTGCTCAGTGGCATTATGGTTTCCAAAATAGATGACACTCCTATCTGGGACTTTTGGATTCAAGATCTGGGGGATTTACTAACGAGATTCTGTGGCATTGTCATGTGCTGTATCATGACAGGTGTTATATGGATATCGCAACCAAGCAGTTTATGGGACGTGATATTATACGATAACTTACACGTATTCTTATGGGTAGGTGGATTATTCTTTGCACTAAGAGGGAGTAGAACGTAATGTTAAGACCAGAAATGATTAAGGCAGTTAAGTCTCACGCACAAGCACACATAGATAAACATCGAATGAACGTAGAGGTTTATCTAACAAATCCTGTTGGAGTGGGTGAGCACTCAGATATAATGGATGCCATTGAGAAAGAACTAGAAGAAATGGCAAAGTACCAAGATCATCTAGATATAATGAACGAATACTTTAAGGAGTGAGTATGAACGCCTACACCACAAACTTCGATCATGTCGGAGAGTTTATGAAAACCTTTGGACAAGAGGTGAAGAAGACCCCTGAGTTGCCAGATGAAGAGACACGCAAGTTAAGACTAGAACTGATAGCAGAAGAATTAGAAGAACTATGGGATGCTATCGAAGATAAAGATTTGGTTGCGATTGCTGATGCTCTTACAGATATTCTTTATGTTACTTATGGTGCAGGTCATGCATTTGGTATAGATCTTGATGAATGCTTCCGAGAGGTGCAGAGATCTAATATGTCTAAGTTGGGTGAGGATGGCAAACCTATCTATCGAGAAGATGGTAAGGTCTTGAAAGGTCCTAATTACTCAGAACCAGATCTGAAAAGTTTAATAGAAAAGCACTTTACAACCATATAATATTGTGCTATAATATGTGTTATGAGTTACTTCAAAACACCTCTTAGATATCCTGGTGGTAAGTCCAAGGCAATCAAAAGATTGGAAACATTCTTTCCGTATCTGGGAAACTACACGCACTATCGTGAACCGTTTCTTGGTGGTGGATCTGTTGCCTTGTACATTGCCCAGAAATATCCTCACTTAAAAATACACGTCAACGATAAGTATAGTGCCCTTCATAACTTTTGGTATTACCTTCAGAATGATGGGACTTTCCTTACCAGTGTAATCCAAAGATGCATACGTGAAACTAAAGACAAGAAGAAACTATTCTTAGAAAGTAAAGAGAGAGTCAACAATGAGGAACCTACTAGTTTCCTTCATGCAGTCTCATTCTATATTTGCAACAGATGTTCCTTCAGTGGTTTGACTGCTAGTGGTGGTTTCAGTAAGATTGCAAGTGAAGAGAGGTTCACGGAGAACATTGCACAAGACCTAATTGATTATTCTTTTTTAATTAAAAATTGGACAATAACCAACTGGGACTATTCCAGAATGATGGAAGAGACTGATGAGAAAACATTTGTATATCTAGATCCACCATACGATATTAAAGATTCGCTGTATGGTAACAAAGGTGGAATGCACAAAGGATTTGATCACGACAGGTTTGCCAGAGTTTGTAGAGAGTCTAAACTAGATCAATTGATATCTTACAATGCTGATGAGAAAGTAAGAGAGAGATTTGATGGTTGGAATATGAATGCGTTTTCTCACACGTATTCGATGCAGTCCGTAGGTGACTATGCAAAAGAACAGAAGAAACGAAAAGAATTGGTAATGTGGAACTATGGTATCACTAACTATTTTTAAAAGTATATTCGACAACAAAACGCATAGGCGACTTGACCTAGAAGACTTTGATCAGTTCGAGTCTCTACTGTACAAGATGTCAAAGGTGGACAAGAAGTCTAAAGACGAAGCACAGTTGATCTGTCCTGCAACCTATGAGAAGGATAAGACTCGTGCCAATGCCAATGTGCAAGAGTGGGTTGGATGGGCGGCAGTTGATGTCGATGACTTTGAGTGTGAAGGTGATCTACAGACAGAGTTGATGTCTAGGTTTGGTCACTATCGATGGGTGTGCTACAGTACTGCAAGCAGTAAGGAAGAGTTGCCAAAATTCAGATTGGTATTCCCACTGAGAGAGAACGTCCCTGCAGATAAGATCAAGCACTTCTGGTATGCACTACAGTCTGAACTGGGAGATCTTGGTGATAAGCAAACTAAAGATCTTTCGAGGATGTATTACATCCCTGCCAAGTATCAGGGTGCGTATAATTTTATATTCAGCAATCGTGATGCACAACCAATAGATCCAAGTGAACTAATGATGAAGTGGGAGTACTTTACTAAATCTACTCTTGAAGATTTCTTCTCTGATAGTTTCAATCAAAAGATACTTCAGAGAATAAAAGATGAACTGACTAACGATAACGTACATTGGACATCCTACAGAGATTGTCCATTCTTCCCCAAACAACTAGCAAGTGAATACAGAATGATCACTAACACTGGTTGGTATCATAAGATGTATCAGATCATGGTTGCCATTGCAGGAAATGCGGTTAAGAAGAAATACCCGATAACCTCAGAAGAGATCTCTACGATGTGTCGAGAGTTCGATATGGAAACTGGTAATTGGTATGAAAACAGACCTCTAGATAAAGAGGCAAATAGAGCACTAGAATACATTTATAGGAACGGATAATGAATAAGAAACATGATTACAATGATGAAATGCAAGATCTAATATTTACTTCTGCAGGTGACTTTATGGGAATGCAGGAAAAGGAGCATCACCAGTATTGCACAACAAAAGGTTTGGGTTGGGCATTTCTTATTATAGCATTCTTTATAGTTGGTGTGCCTATCTTAATGTTGATGGCATCAGTTGGTCTAGAGGAATACGGTAGATATTGTAACTTAAATATCATGCCATGCTTTGGGTTGAACAAATGACCCCAAGAGAATCAGCACAGAAAGAAGCAGAAAAAACTTTCGAAGAATTTATTCTTTGGACTAAGAGAGTCGTATATATAAGTATATTCTTCCTACTAGTAGTTGTTATAGGATGTAACAGTGGAGTAGATGGAACACAAGGGGGGTATAATGGTGAGGCATATGACCCTAGTAATCTTAGTGTAAAGGATAAGTAGATGAGTAATAAATTCATACCAATAGGATGGGGGAGAACTATTTTAGGTGCAAGGGATGCGTGGAAAAGTATAATGACTATAAAGAATTCTCCGCTTCGTAATTTACCACCTCAGTTAGGGTTGATGGTATTTTCGATACTTGCAGTGATGTGGAGTGGCATCTTTGCATGTATAATAAATAATCCGTATGCATTTAGCGTATCTGCAGGTGGACACCTATTAGTTATCTTTGGTATTTTTATTACTGCAATGGCATACGACAGTGCAAACAAATATACAGCACCACAAAATTATAACATACGTGGTGAAGGTGGAGAACACGAGTGAAGTGGTTTGTTGTAATAATCTTTAACACATTGGCAGGTGATATCTTTGTATTCAATGAACCTGCCTTTGATACAAGAGAAGAATGTATGATTACTCTAATTCAATCTAGGGATGCAATCTTACAGAAACTCCTACTTGAGTATGGAGAACCCATGCCCATAGAAGCAGTCAATTGTGTACGACAAGATGTGATTGAGAAAGTATTAAAAGATGAAGTGGTTGATATTAGTTTTACTAACGAAGGGTGAACCCTTCACAATACCGATACAAGAGTTCGAAAGCGAAGATGCTTGTTACGAGTATATAAATTCTAAAGAGAACTATCCAACAATTGCAATAGAGGTTATTGCTGTCGCAGGTTTCAACGATCCTGTTAATGACATAAGATGTCTACCAGAGAACAGAGTAAAGGAATATTTAAATGTGGGTTCTAGTATGGTTAGCACTTGAGGCAAATCAAGATGTTGACTACTATCATATCGGTACATATGATACCGACAAAGAATGCCAGATATCATTGAAAGAAGCAGTGGTATTGGTGACAAAGAATAATCAAGCACTTAGTTGTTTTTATGTTGGAGAGGATGCTGATGGATAACTGGAATATTGCCATTGTTGGTCATGGATATGTTGGTAAGGCAGTAGAGTACGGATTCAACACAACCGAAGTAAATACACATATCATAGATCCAATATACAAAAAGGGTATGGATACTATCAAGGACGTAAAGATAGATGTTGCTTTCGTTTGTGTCCCCACTCCTTTTGGGTCTGATGGTAAGATCGACTCATCTATTGTAGAGAAAGTCGTGAAGCAACTAAAACCAAAAAACTGTGTCATTGCAATTAAGTCTACAGTGACTCCAGACATAGTAACTAAACTACACAAGGATAACGACAGGGTTGTCTATAACCCTGAGTTCCTCACAGAACAAAATGCCTTAGATGATTTTGTAAATCCACCTATGCATATATTTGGTGGAGATCAGTTCTATTGTAAGTGGTTGCACACATTCTATCTCGACCATAGTAGATGTAAGGATAGAACAACTAGAGCATATTTCATGTCACCTGCAGAGGCATCGTTTGTCAAGTACGGAATAAATTCCTTTTTAGCATCAAAAGTGTTATGGTTCAATCAATTTTCAGATATCTGTGATAAATACAAAGTAAGGTACAATACTATAATCAATGCTATGATAACAGATCAACGCATAGGTAGTAGTCATGTACAGGTGCCAGGATCTGATGGCAGGAAAGGATACGGTGGTGCTTGCTTTCCCAAAGATACAAATGCATTCTCTAAATTTGCTGAAGGTGACTTCTCTATTCTCGATTTGATTATCGAGGAGAACAACAAGTATCGTTCTGAATATCAATTAGATGATAGAGAAAAAGAACAAAATGTTGTTTACATTAATGGTAAAGTGTGATATACTATATTTAAATTCGGAGATATAAATGGCAACAATTGGTATTACTGGTATGGGTGGATTCATTGGTTTCCATCTTGCCAAGAAACTTCATGGCGAAGGTCATGATGTAGTTGGGTTTGATAGTTTCAATAACTATTACGACCCAATGCTAAAATCAAACAGAGCATCAAACCTTCACGAGAAGACTGGAATAACAACACAGAATGTAGATCTGAAGAACCGAGAAGAACTTGATCACTGGATGAAGAAAAGATATCCAGATCTTATTATACACCTTGCCGCGTATGCAGGTGTAAGAAACTCTATGGATTGTCCAGAGGATTACATTCAAAATAATGTTGTCGGTACGCACAATCTAATCGAGTCCTGCAAGAAGTACGACATAGACAAAGTTGTGTTTGCTTCCACGTCTTGCGTTATGGCAGGTAACGAGTTACCATGGAAAGAGGATGAGAAGGTTGGGTATCCACTCAATCCATATGGTTACACCAAGTTGTGTAACGAATCTCAGTTCATGGCAAGCACAATACCGACTACTATCGGATTGCGTTTCTTCACAGTCTATGGTGAATGGGGTAGACCAGACATGGCACTCTTTGATTTCACTAATAAGATTATTCGTGGTGAAGAGATCGATCTATTCAATCATGGAGATATGATCAGAGATTTTACTTATGTTGGTGACATCGTCAATGGTATCAACATCGTAACTAACTTGGCATTAGAGAGTGACAATACCAAGGATATGTACAACATAGGTAACGGCAGACAAGTTCCTCTCATGGAGTTTGTCGAGAACATCGAGTTTCAATTGCAAAGAAAAGCAATAAAGAATTTTGTCCCAAAGCATCCTGCAGATACTCAGGCAACTTGGTCAGACACGACTAAGTTACAAGCATTGGGATACAAAGCAGAGACACCCATCGAAGAGGGTGTAGAAAAATTTATAACTTGGTACAAAGGGTATTATAATGTCAACTGAAGAATTGGAAAAAGAAGTAGCAAAGTTTCACAACATAAGTCTTGAAGAATTGTATCAACGAACAGTCATTGGTGGAGAAGCACTATTCCATCAATACTATATGCGAGACGGTGGTTTCTAATGATCACTGGACTCACTGCATCTACATTTGACTTGCTACACGCAGGTCATATTGCAATGCTGAGAGAGGCAAAGTCACAGTGTGACTATCTTATCTGTGCACTACAGATAGATCCTTCATTAGATAGACCAGAGAAGAACTCTCCAGTCCAATCTATTGTAGAAAGATATTCGCAATTGTCTGCAGTCAAATATGTAGACGAGATACTGGTGTACCAGTACGAAAGTGAATTGTTGGACATCATACAGATGTATCCAATAAACCTTAGAATCCTTGGAGAAGAATATCGTGACAAGGATTTTACTGGCAAGGATGAATGTCGTAGATTAGGCATTCAACTTTACTTCAACAAAAGGGAACATAGATTCTCATCATCTGATTTACGCAAAAGAGTAACAGAGAAAGAAGGTGGTTAAATGGAACAACAAGAACGATATTACAAATCCATGATGGAAATGAATAAGTTAGCAAACAAGGAAGATGATCTTCGAAGCGCAGTAGAAGATCTGAAGAACAGAGTCAAAAACCTAGAAGAGGAAATTGCTTGGCAGAAAAAAGATTAGACTTTACAACCTTTTTATTATGTGATATAATGTGAGACATAGGAGAAGAATATGTCAATAATGGATAAGTTAAAGAAGAATAGCAAACTAGAGAATACTGCTATTCTATCCGAATCGAAGTACTTCCAAGATGTGGATATGGTTCCTACAGATATCCCAATGCTAAACGTAGCACTGTCTGGTGATATTGATGGTGGTCTTACACCTGGTCTAACGATGTTAGCAGGTCCTAGTAAACACTTCAAGACATCGTTTGCGTTGGTACTGGCAAGATCATATCTAAACAAGTACCCAGAGTCAGTATTATTATTTTACGATTCTGAGTTCGGTTCTCCACAATCATATTTCGAGCAATACGGTGTGGACACTAATCGCGTTTTACATACGCCAATCAAAAATGTAGAGGATCTAAAGTTTGATATTATATCACAACTTGAAGGTCTAGAAAGAAACGATAAAGTCATTATCATAATTGACTCTATCGGTAACTTAGCATCTAAGAAAGAACTAGAGGATGCTATGAATGAGAAGTCAGTTGCTGACATGTCTCGTGCCAAAGCACTTAAAGGTCTAGGTAGAATGATAACCCCTTACCTCAAGGAATTGAATATTCCTATTGTTGCTGTAAACCATACGTATAAAGAGATTGGACTATTCCCGAAAGATGTTGTCGGTGGTGGTACTGGTCTGTATTATTCATCTGACAATATATACATTGTCGGTAGGCAACAGGAGAAAAAGGGGACTGAAATTGAGGGATATAATTTTGTATTGAAAGTGGAGAAGTCTCGTTATGTCAAAGAACAGTCTAAAATACCTATCAGTGTTACTTGGGATGGCGGCATCGCTCCTTATAGCGGTCTCCTCGATGTCGGTCTCGCAGGTGGTTATATCTGCTCTCCTTCTAGTGGGTGGTATAGTGTTGTTGATCGAACTGGTGGAAATGTCGTACACCCCAAAGTCAGAAAGTCAGAGACCATGGAAGAGTCTTTCTGGTTGCCGATTTTCGAAAACACTGACTTTAGGGACTTTGTCAAGCAGAAGTTCTGTGTTGGTGGGTCTAATGCTAACCCGACTGATAATGAAAATGGAGCATAAAGAAAACAGTACGTACCAGTTGATACCTGCCGATGGTGATGATCAATACTGGTGCGTAAGAATACTAAAGGGAGTCTTTAACGAAACAGTACTTCGTTATGGACAGATTGCTTTCAATGAAAGAGAAGAGGGAGTTATGTCTTTTAACTTTTTCATTGAAGCATCACCCGACTCAACCCTAACGGTTGATAATCCTTTGCTCCAAGAAGTTGCAGGAGATATCTTGCAAAAGATTATAGAGCAAGCACTAACTGATAACACTGGCATCGTGGGTAAGCACCCCGATCAAGAAAACTGGGAACCCCTAACATCTGAGGAGTAATAACTTGATTGGTATTGAACAAGTTATCTTCAGAAATATGATCCTTGACGATGGTTACATGCGTAAAGTATTACCCTTCGTCAAGGATGAATATTTTGAAGGATTGTATAGAAAACTATACACGACATTTAAAAATTACGTAGAAGAATATAATAGAAGTCCAACTAAAGAAGCATTCATACTTGAGTCAAACATGACTGAACAGAACTTCTCTGTGATGCAAGATGCGTTTGATAAGTTGTACAAAGAAGAAAAGGTAGACACTGAATGGTTGCTCGATCAAACTGAGAAGTGGTGTCAGGGTAGAGCACTAGAGATTGCGATTGTAGAATCTGTCAATGTCATTGAAGGTAAGCACGATACTCTGACTAAGGGAGCATTACCAGATCTATTACAGAAAGCACTTGGGGTTGCTTTCGATGTTAATGTTGGTCACGACTATATTGACAATGTTGAAGAACGTTGGGACTTTTACGATAAGAAAGAAGAGAGGTTGCCCTTTGATCTTGAAATGCTCAACACGATCACAAAGGGTGGTGTTCCAAACAAAACTCTGAACATTGCACTGGCAGGTACTGGTGTTGGTAAGAGTTTGTTTATGTGTCACGTTGCGTCTAGCGCATTGACTGATGGTAAGAATGTATTGTACATCACCATGGAAATGGCAGAGGAAAGAATTGCAGAACGTATTGACGCAAACCTACTCAATGTTCCGATTGATCAGTTGGAAGGTATGCCCAAGACTTTGTTTACAGAGAAAGTCAGAGCACTATCATCAAAGACATCTGGTAAACTAATCATCAAAGAATACCCAACAGGATCTGCACATGCAGGACACTTTCGTGCATTGTTGGGAGAACTAAAACTGAAGCGACAATTTGTTCCAGATATCATCTTTATAGACTATCTAAATATCTGTGCATCAAGTAGAATGAAAGGAATGGGCGGTGCAATCAATTCATACACCTACATTAAAGCAATTGCTGAAGAGTTACGTGGTCTTGCAGTGGAGTTTGACGTACCGATCTTCTCTGCAACACAAACGACTCGTTCTGGTTATTCTAACTCGGATGTTGGGTTGGAAGATACGTCCGAGTCTTTTGGATTACCCGCGACTGCCGACTTGATGTTTGCTCTTATCTCCACAGAAGAATTAAATCAACGTGGTCAGATAATGGTAAAACAATTGAAGAATAGATATAATGACCCGACACAAAACAAACGGTTTGTTGTTGGAGTTGATAGAAGTAAGATGAGACTATTTGACGTAGATCCCAATGAGCAAACACTGACAGATGATACGCCAGTGTTCGATAAGTCGGAGTCTAAAGAGAAGATGTCAAAGTTTAAGGACTGGAATATCTAATGCGTATTTTAACTAGTAAGCACTGGGGACAAGAGGCATACGTTAAACGCGAAGCACACATTTACAGACTTGAATATTTCTACGAGGTAGAGTTTTGGGATGATGGTGAACTAAAAGAAACGAGGAAGATGGTCACTGGGACTACTGTACATAGCGTACACTATGCCGAAGATGCGGCAGAGAACTGGTGTCTAGGGTACATCCCATGAGCATACAGTATCCAGAATTTATGAGAGACGATCACCTCTACGTCTTTGATGTAGACGGAACCCTTACACCAAGTAGACAAAAGATGGACGAAGCATTCAAGAGATTCTTCTCTCGGTTTGCCTCAAGGAACTTTGTTTACTTGGTTACTGGATCTGACAAAGACAAAACAATGGAACAGGTAGGTGCCGATCTTTATGGGTTGGCAGATAGAGTTTACAATTGTAGTGGCAACCATGTGTTCGAAGGTCACAACGAAATCTATAGAAGTAACTGGAGATTGCCTTGGGATGCAGAAGAATGGTTGAAACAGAAATTAGATCAAAGTATGTTTCATATAAAAACTGGAGCACACTTTGATCATAGAATAGGTTGCTGTAACTTTTCTGTGATAGGAAGAAACTGCAAACTATATGAAAGAAAAGAGTACGTGAAGTACGATAATATAAACAAAGAGCGAGAAAGAATTGCTCGTGAATTCGAAGAAAAATTTCCTAACATAGAAGCAGTCATTGGTGGTGAGACTGGACTTGATATCTTTCCAAGAGGAAAGAACAAGGGACAGATCATGGAAGACCTCGACTGGCATTCGGTTCACTTCTTTGGAGATAAGATGGAAGAGGGTGGCAATGATGCACCTCTTGGTAATAGAATAGATAACAGACCGTTTGGTTATACTTACGCAGTCAAAGACTGGAAACATACTTGGGAAATACTAGAAGGATTCACGTACACATGAAAGCAAGACTAATCTCATATTCACAGACAGGAGAAAATCTACATGTCGGTAATGATGTACAGGAACTCATTGCGTATTGCGCCCGTGTCTCCAATCCATCGAATCAAGATAACTCTGAAACGTCCGAAAAACTTTTACGTTACCTTGCCAAACACAAACACTGGTCGCCATTCGAGATGGTCAGTGCTTGCATAGAGGTAGAGACTACTCGTGATATTGCAAGACAGTTATTGAGACACAGATCATTTTCATTCCAAGAGTTTTCCCAAAGGTATGCTGATGTTCGAGAAATAGATGACAACTTTGTTATCCGTAGAGGAAGACTACAAGATCCCAAGAACAGACAGAACAGCATTGTTACAGATGATGCAAGTCTGTTGACTGCTTGGGAGCAACACCAAAGAAATGTTTGGTATGCCGCAATGAAAGCATATGACTGGGCACTCGAAAATGGTATTGCAAAAGAACAAGCAAGGTGTGTGCTACCAGAAGGTAATACTTTGTCGAGACTATACGTGAACGGTACGTTGAGATCTTGGATACACTATATAGAACTAAGATCTGCAAATGGAACACAGAAAGAGCACATGGACTTAGCAGTAGAATGCGCCAAGGCAATAGCAAAAATATTCCCTAGCGCGGAACAATACATTGACACACAAAGAATCTCATAGACTCTTTTGGTTAGTCAAGGGACATCTAGGGGACGAGAAGACAGTACATGGTAGCGCAAACGGTTACTTCAAAAGATTGTGGTGTAAGCATCAAGGTGAAGACACCAGTTACTTAGAAGAAGGTTTTGAAGAAGCATATTATGAAAAGTATCCAGAAAGAAAATGTCATACACAGAATTAATAAAACGTAGAGCGACTAACGAAGAGTCTGATGAATGTTATACACCAAATGATCAGGTTTTTCCTCTACTGAAATACTTAAATAAGGATAGTACTTACTATGAAGCAACTAGTGGAAAAAGTTCGAACATTCTTTCTGGGTTCAGAAAGCATGGTTATAACATCGTTTCTTCTGATGGCAGGGATTTTTTTGATTGCACACGGAGTGACATCTATGATGGAGTTATAACAAATCCACCATATAGTAAGAAGGATAAATTTTTAGAACACTGTTATGAATTAGGTAAACCTTTTGCACTGTTACTTCCTGTAACAAGTTTTCAAGGATCTAAACGAGGAAAGATGTTTATGGAAAAAGGAATGTCTGCACTTGTCTACAATAACCGAATAGACTTTACAGGAAAGGGTTCACCTACTTTTGGTAATGCTTGGTTCATATGGGGGTTCATGCCTCCTAATCAAATTCATTGGGTAGATAACTAAGGAGAAAAAATGGAAGGACCTATCTGTAAACTAAGAAAGAAAATTAAAACTTGGTTGAGTAAGAAAGATGAAAAAGAATAAACTTTGGAAAAAGGTAAGTAAGATGGATCTAGGAAATCCTGTAATTACTGCCCTAGTTGGGTTAGTAATATTCTATATCGGACTAAAAACATTCTCTGGGGGAATGAAAGCAATGGGTAATATGGATCACCTTGCATTCTTCTTGGGTAATCCGATATACATGTTTATTGGTGGTATAGTCATGACATTGTTGTGGCAATCATCGTCACTTTCGACTACCGCAATTATTGCGTTGGTTGCTTCTGGTGCACTACCGTTACCTGCGGCAGTTGCGGCAGTCTTGGGTGCTAACATAGGTACTACTGGTACAATATGGTTAGCAGGGTTCTTCGTCTCGGATGGTATGCCGAAGGGAGATACTCTGCGAATAGCAATGGCACATACAGGAATGAATCTCCTGATGGCATTGATGCTCTTGCCCTTTGTGGGTAGGATTGCACAATTTCTCACAAAATTTTAAATAAAACAAAAAGGGGGTTGACAAGACCCCCTTTTTCTGCTACTATGATTATATAATAATAATTGAGGTAGTTATGATAAAGCAGTTAGTTCTTAGCGTTGCTGTACTCACTATGATCCCTAGTGGGTCTGAAAGTGCATCAATCGCAGAAGCAGGTGAATATCACTCTGCACTAACAGAACAGGTTTGTCTTGCGAACAATATCTATTGGGAAGCAAGGAACCAAACAGAGGAAGGAATGATCGGTGTTGGTCTTGTGGTACGCAATCGTGTTAATGATAATCGTTTCCCACATTCGTATTGCGAGGTGGTGCATGAAGGACCTACTCGTCCAAGTTGGAGGAACCCAGACACTCGAATCCCTGTTAAGCATCGTTGCCAGTTCTCTTGGTATTGTGATGGCAAGTCTGATGATATTCGTTCTAACGAGTTGGATATTTATGCCATTGCTAGTGACATTGCTCATCGAATTTATTCTGGTGACATCACCGACATTACTAATGGTGCTACGCACTATCATGCAGACTATGTGATACCTGCATGGGCGGCAACTAAAATAAAGACAATACAAATTGACAATCACATATTTTATAGATGGGAGTTTTGATGACACCTTATGAAGAAATAGATTATAAGTTCAACGAAGACAAGTTACTTGCTGAATTTAAAGAGTACATAGATGGAACCTACAACGCCCATTACTCCAAAGAAAAATTCCAAGCGACTGAGTTTATCGTGGATAGCGGTCACGGCACTGGGTTCATGATTGGAAACGTGATGAAGTATGCACAACGATACGGCAAGAAGGGTTCCAATGCAGATGCTAGGAAAGACTTGCTTAAAGTGTTGCACTATGCCCTTATGCAACTTCATGTCCATGACTCTACATAACTCCGCTAGAACTTTTCATATACATGTAAACAAAGATACCTATTAGACCAAGTATGGTGACTCCTAATGGAATAGCAATCATAAGTTTTTCTTGAAACTCTGCTTGCTTCTTCAATGCTTCTCTTCTCAATTCTTCGAGACGTTCTTTTTCTTCTTTGATTCTCTGTTGACGTAGCGCGACAATTTCTTTCCACGTTCCCCAACCGAATCTATGATCGATTAGTTCACGCATTTCTTCCATTTGCTCTGCCGCAAGTTTTGCATCGATTACCTCTTTGGCAACCGATTTAATTCCTAACTGGTCAGAGACAGAGTTCCCTCTTTCGACTTTTGCTTTCTGAACTTGAGCATTACCGTCTAAGAGGTTCTCTAACTGAGTACCAATCTCACCAATGTCTTTTACTGTATTGATATTCGATTTGATGAAATCCACTGACTGTTTCACCAAAGCAATACCTGCTAAAACTTCTGCGACCATTTTTTTCTTTCATTTAAATTTTAATATAGGTCACAGGTTTAATCTAAGTCAGTACTGGTATTTATAAGTATTATATATACTACTGTAGATGTTGGAGGATATTCTGGACATGGGGGCAGTACCCATCACCTCCACCAAAATTACATGGGGAAAATATGGACGATAAAGATAAAATAATAGACATAAAACGTACTACTAATGAATTTGAAGTCGGAGTTAGATTATTAGGAAACGAACTAATAGGAATACGACTTGCATCAACTAACGCAAGTGGCAAGATGATTCTCTGGGCAGTGCTATTATTATTCTTTACATTCATGATCATGGAAGTCTTTGGGTTCAACCAATACTTTCTATCCACGTAATTTTGATGGGGGTGAACTAGGTTCGACAGGTATTTGAGTCTACGAAACACAAATGCAAACGATAATTTTGCACCATCTGGATTACGCCTAGCGGCATAATCACAGGGGGTTGGGCACTTACCTAGCAACAGAAAAGTGTCACCACACACAACACAGGAGATCACAATGGCAAATCCATATCAAATCCGTTACGATGTTCTTGCAATGGCAAAGGATATCGCAGACAAGAACTACGAAATGCAAAAAGAACTTGCATGGAAAATGATAGACATGGCAAAAGATAATTCAGATCAAGTCATGGATGCTTGGAAAACTTATGTCCCAAAGGCAGTAACGCCAGAGGAGATAAAGGAGCAAGCAGATAAACTATATGAGTTCGTTACCAAGAAATAAATCGCAGGGGGTTTGGTTTATTTAAACTGAACCCCTAAAAATTACAGTAGAGTTATAGTGTCTTTCATTATCACCAATAATACTGTAGTTGGAACTTCTATAAGAATTGTAAGTACCTTCACTGTCAAAATCCTTTTGATAAGTTATGTATGTACCGTCAGAAGATAAAGTTTCAGTAATTGTTAATTTGCCTGAATTTTCTAGACCATCTAATACTACATCTATATCACTATCTTCAGTTTTATGATCATTCCAAAAATCATCTACAGTTTCCCAAGTTTTATCAGGATACTTTGTAGAAAGTATTTTAAGTGTTGTTCTGTATGCCATTTATCTTTTCCAATAAATTATTATAAAAATCTTTAAATTTAGGTTCTAATACGCTCTTTATGTATTTATCATATAAGTACCACTCATTTTTAAATTGATCAATTGTTTTTTCTAAATAATCTCTTATCTCATGTTCTAAATCAAATACATCTTTTGGCAACCTGTCAAATCCAGTATAGTCAGTCATAGGCATACCAAATCTTCTAATATGACCATCTTTACGATCTTTGTTATAGTTCACTATAGGTTTTCTACTAACTAAGTTTGGATAGAATGATCTATAAAATTGATTTTTATGACACATTAAACAATTTATAAAACCGTCTTCCATATCTGAAGAGTGACTATCCCCATCTGTATTATACTTAGTACCATTGATAAATTCTATTGTCTCATCTTCAATGTACCAACTTAATTGCTGTTCTGGTGTGTGATTAAAAAATGCTCCTTCACCAGTATCCTTAAAAAACAATTTGAAAGATTGTTCTTCTTTTCCATATATACCTGATATCTCTCCAGATTGTTCTCTTGTTAAATCTGGTTCACCAAGACCTAATATTGGATAACCATCAACCTTTTTTGCTACATGCATATAATACAGTATTTGTGGACTAACTGCTCTAGACTTATGAGCAATATCTAACCATTCAGTGCCTTTCCAAAAGTTGTGAACATCAGCGTCATATAATGTATATTTTATATTATAAGCATCACACCAATCTATTGCATATTTTATATCATAATCATTCCAACCATCATTATATCTCATAATAAAAATTTCATGAGGCACTTTTGCTAAACGAAAAGATTCTCCAATCACATTAGAATCTAATCCACCACTTAAAAATATTACAGGTTTTTTTTGTTCTTCGTAAATCTTTTGTGCTGAAAGTATATTTTCTTCTTGCCATGAGTTTGGCAATCTATTTATTTTCGATTGAAACATAACAATTCATTCCATAATCTGCTTTTATAAATTCGCTTTTTTTAATAAAACCAACTCTTTGGTATACAGGTAAAGATTTTTCTCTAGGAAAACTCCAAACAAAATCGACATATTTAAAACTATGTTCTATCGTATGCTGTAATAGTTTTTTGCCTATATTTTTATTTCTATATTCTTTTATAACATATAATCCTCTAGATCTAAACTTATCAGGTTCAGACATATGGCAACTATTAACTCCAACTAATTTATTATTTTCATAATAACCAAAATAAAAAACATCTATATTGTGCATATCACTAAATCCATTTAAATATTTCATATTAGAATATTCTAGATGATTTCTATGTGGATGTAAATATTCCCATAATTCACAGACTTGAGTGAAAGAAATATTTTTTATCATATAATTAAAAAACCTCTTGACAATCGCTTTTAGTTGTGGTACTATAATTTGTATTTAGAGAGGTTATTATGCAAGAAAGAAAAATAGTCTATGTGGATATGGATGGGGTCTTGGTTGACTTTCAGTCTGGTATAGATGCTTTAGGTGAAGGACTCAAAGAAGTCTATAATGAAAGGTGGGACGAGTGTCCTGACATTTTCTCAAAGATGGAACCTATGCCTGGTGCAATTGATGGGTTTGCTAAGTTGTCAGAGAAGTATGATACATATATACTATCAACAGCACCATGGAATAACCCTTCTGCTTGGACAGACAAGTTTGAATGGGTACAAGGCAACCTAATGCCTCATGCTTACAAAAGATTGATACTATCTCATAACAAACACTTGAATGCAGGTGACTACCTTATAGACGATAGGTTAGCAAACGGTGCAGGAAGATTCAAAGGAGAGTTACTCCAGTTCGGAACAGAGAAGTTTCCAGACTGGGATAGTATTCTAAACTACTTGTTATAAGGAGAGTTTAATGAATCGCGCTGAGAGAAAGCACAAAGATAAATGTGCACGTAGAAGACGTTCAGTCATCAAGAAGATAAGAGAGAATCGTATTTTAAATGTTTTTGCTAGGTTGAGATCTCGCAGGAAGAAATTTAAAAAAAATAAAAAAGTACTTGACAAATGAATAAGACTGTGTCATAATATATTTGTAATGAGAGGAGATATTATGAGAACACAAAAAGAATATTTTGATATTGGATTACAAGGTTTACTTAGAGATAAAAATTATAGAGATTTGGGTAAACTTTTTGCAGAAGCGAATGAATATTTTCAACAAGATTGGATTAATGAAAACTGCGATTTTCAAGTAAAAAAAAGAAACGATTTTGATGATGATGCAGATGCAAGTGGTTATGATTTAATCTCTACTGATAGTAATATGAAAATTCAATCAAAGTTAAGAGCAACAACAATTCACCTAGAACAAACAAGAAGAAAGTCTGGTAAGAATACAATCGCAGAAAACAATACAGGCCATGTAAGATACAAAGTAAGTGAATTAGATGTAGTCCTTGTATCAAGACCTAACTTAGATGAATATGACAATATGGATAAATGGGAACTGATTGCCTTACCTACCAAAGATATTGAAGACCCAAAAACTCCAGGATATTGCTATGCAAATGTACCAAAAAGAATCTGGTCTAAATACATTGGTCATACCAAAGAAGTGTTAGAGGAAGTATATGAATCAGTATGTAGTAGGTAATAATTTAGATATAGTAAAAGATATAAAATGTGATTTAGTTTACATTGACCCACCATATAATACTGGCAGAGATTTTGGTGATTACAATGATAAATGGAAATCTATGAAAATATATTCAGAAGAATTTTTATATCCAAGAATTAAATTGTGTTATGATATTATTAATAATAATGGAAATATTGTGGTTCATATTGAACCTAAAAATAGTCATTGGGTAAGATTTATTTTAGACGATATATTTGGTAGTAAATTTTTTCGTAATGAAATAGTTTGGAAAACTGGTGGTCATGCTAAAAACAAAAAACAATTGGGTCGTATGCATGATACTATTTTAGTTTATTCAAAATCTAATAAATCTACATTCAATCCTCAATATCAACCATATGATGAAGGATATTTAAAAAATACAAAAATAGATAATAGAGGAAATTATACAACCACTGCTATTCATAATTCTCAACCAGACGTTAATCCTAGATTAAATTTAAGGTATGAGTGGAATGGACACTTAAAACAATGGTATACAACAAAAGAAAAGATGCAAGAATTACATGATGATGATAGGTTAGTTTATAATCAAAATGGTGTTCCTAGAGTTAAAAGATATGTTCATGAACTTGATGGAATACCAATCACAGATTTATGGATAGATATTAGTAATACTCAAAGTGGGGAAAAAGTAAATTATGCAACACAAAAACCAATAAAATTATTGGATAGAATTATTAATATGTATTCAAACGAAAATGATTTAGTGGTAGATATTTTTGCTGGTAGCGGAACTACTGGAGTATCTGCTATAAAAAATAAAAGAAAATATTTTTTATGTGATATAAATCCAAATGCAAAAAAAATATTTGATAAAAGAATAAAAGGACTTGACTCTTGTTTTTTTATTTGATATAATAATTACATAACAAAAGAGGAGATATGTAATGGCACATATGGTAGAAACAATGGCATACGCAGGAGAAGTTCCATGGCATGGACTTGGCGTACCAGTTTCTAATGATTTAACACCAGAACAAATGATGGTGAAAGCAGGGGTTGACTGGACAGTTGCCGAAGTTGAATCTTATATTGATTTCAATGGAGAGCAAGTTCCAACAGGTCAGAAGTCGTTAGTGCGTACAACTGACGGTAAGATCCTTACCAATGTTGGTAAAGGTTGGAACCCTTGTCAAAACGCAGAAGCGTTTAACTTTTTTCATGAGTATGTAATGGCAGGTGACATGGAAATGCACACTGCAGGTTCATTACAAGATGGTCAGATTGTCTGGGCACTTGCAAAAGTAAAAGACTCTTTCGAACTGTTCAAAGGTGATACAGTTGAGTCATACTTACTTTTCTCAAACCCACACAAGTATGGTAAATCCATCAATGTGATGTTTACTCCAATTCGTGTTGTTTGTAGCAACACGTTGACTTTTGCGGTTGATAGCGGTTCAGATCGTCAAGTGAAGATCGGTCACCGAGGTGTCTTTAGTCCTGAGATCGTAAAAGAACAGTTAGGTATTGCAACAGAGAAGATGGCAAAATACAAAGAGATAGCATCGTTTCTCGGTTCTAAGCGATACACTAACGAATCGTACATTGACTACATCAATACAGTTTTCCCACGTTCTTCTGACAAGCGAGTCAAAGAAGGTATGACAACTGCAGAGTCATTGTCACGAAATGCTAAACTTGCTCTTGATGTGTTAGAAACACAACCAGGTGCAAACTACGCAGAGGGTTCGTGGTGGCAAGCATTCAACTCCATCACTTACATAACAGATCACGTACAAGGTCATAACCAAGAGAATCGTCTTGCAAACAGTTGGTTCGGTTATAACCAAAGTAAGAAACGTGATGCGTTGCAAACTGCAATCAAATTTGCAGAGGCGGCATAATGGATTATAGTATGAGATTACGATCTGTTGTGAGAGATTCCAAGGCAATTGCCTTGGGTCTCCCTCGCGTAGAAGCAGAAATCAAACACCTTGAAGGTGTAAAACGAAGAGTGCGGTCAGTAAAGCAACGTCTCGAAAGACTTTACACTGCACGTAGACATCTAATAGAGTCACCAGAAGATTCAAAGTCTCTAGTAGAACAATTGAAAGCAATTCAAAATGGCGAAGAAGCATAGTCCAGATCAGTACGCGGCATGGGCACGAGATTGGGGGATAGATGGTTTCGAGCATTGGGACCCGAAGTTAAAAGAGAAAGCACGTCAAAGAGCACTCAAGTATTCGCGGCAGAAACAAGAAAAACAAAATAAACCATACAAGAAATGAAAAGACCTTCGGGTCTTTTTTTATTTACAAACTATTATAAATAGTCTATAATTGCTTCTGATAAGGAAAAAAGATGATTACATTTGATTTTTTAAGAGAGGGTGCACTTTCTCTACCAGAGATACAAAAGTATGACTGGAGGATAAAGTTGTTCCTAAAGAAATATCAGAACGGAGAATCGTTTGAAACAAATGACGGTTCTAATGTAGTCATTGAAAAGAATCCCGAAGTAGAGAAAGCAATTAAGTCTGGTAAACAAGAACGTGGTTTTAAATTTAAAACAAAAGATGGTAAAGAGATTGGATTTAATAATCTCAAAAAGACAGTAGAGTTTGGTGGTGGGACATCTGGTTCTGGTGGTGGAGCAAAGCAAACTGCCTCGGCAGAGTCTGCACAGTGTGTATATGCTCAATGTATCTGGGATAATCCGAATACTTTATGGTCGGTGGATGAACTGAAAGCGGCACATGCCAAAGTAAATGTCGATACATCCTTCGAGGATATAATGGCGTTGCCAGAAGTCTGGAGAGTATCATCTATTCGCGGTGCTGAGATATTAAAGAGAGCACTTGGTAGAAAGAAGTACAAGTGGTATCGAGGAGAAGGTCTTCAAAAGTATATGGAGAAACGATTCAAAGAATTGAACAATGCTTCTGGCAGACCTTTCAATGATGTAAACAAATGGTCACCTGCAGATATCTGGATTGAAGCAGTTGACTCTCAGAAATACGATTGGGAAAGTGCTGAGTCAATAACATCACTAAACAATATGCTACTACAGGCATATGCAAATCGTGATGTGATGGGCATATCCCTCAAAAAAATTACTGGTAAGAAAGCAAAGGTTGTTCAAGTAAACTATAAGAAACCTTTCAAAGAACCAAAGTTTAAGAGTCTATCTTTTGGTAAGAGAGATTACTGGAAAGCAAAAGATGGTTACATTATGTTTCAGGAAGGAGAGATACAGTTCAGGACTTTCCCTACCTTCCAAGCAGAGATTATAGGAAAAGCGGCAAAACATGGAAAAGTTTCTGGTGGTCAAGGTGCCTCTTCTCCTATGGGTAAAGTAATGAAACTTGCAGGAGCAAAACCATTAGAAGACCAGAAGCAACTGGTACAGATGTTCCGTAAGAATAAAGATGGATTTATGAAGAAGTGGTATGACGAATATAATAAATCCCCAAATGCAAAATTAACCCTTGACAAGTTTAAAGAACTTGCTAAGAATAAAGATGACAACTGGGCAGTATCTAAGTATTTGGTTACTAGTATATTCAACAGTCTAAAAGGTAAAGAACAAAAGTTTCTTACTCTAATGTTTAGATTTGCCTCATCACAATCTGCAAACTCTGCAGTACACTTAAAGGTAAAATAATGCAATTTTCGGATTTCATAACAGAACAAAAGAATACACACATGACACACATTGAGGACAAGGTTCTTTATGGTGGAGTCAAGGGAACTCGTGATGCTATCCTTGCTTTACGATCTCTACGTGACATGCTTGGGGGTGAAGGGGATGGTAAGGTATCTGTTAAGTGGGACGGTGCTCCTGCTATTTTTTGCGGAACCGATCCACGAGACGGAGAGTTCTTTGTTGCTAAGAAAGGAATCTTTGCCAAAACACCAAAAGTCTATAAAACAAATGCAGACATTGATGCCGATACCAGTGGAGACCTCAACGCTAAAATGAAATTGGCATTAAAACATTTACCTGAGTTAGGAATAAAAGGTATCATTCAAGGGGATTTTTTGTATTCTAAGAATGATGTAAAAACAAAAAAGATTAAGGGGAAGGACTATGTTACCTTTCATCCAAATACTATCGTCTATGCGGTGCCTAGAGAGTCGGATGCATCTGATGCTATTATCAAAAGTAAAATTGGAATCGTCTGGCACACAACCTACAAGGGTAACTCCTTCGAGTCTCTCCGCGCTTCGTATGGAGTTGATGTATCCAAGTTTAACTCAACCAGAAATGTGTGGAGTCAAGACGCAACGCTCAGGGATTTAACTAACCTAACTATGAATAGGAAGGATACAGATGAAGTTAATGAATATCTATCAACTGCTGGTAAAATATTTAACCAGATTAGTGGGACTACTCTTAGGACTCTTGAAAAAGATCCTGCGCTTGCCCAACTTATTGAGCAATTTAATAATACGTATGTTCGCAGGGGTGAAGTCATTAAGAATACCAAGACCCACGCTTCGCGTCTCATTTCTTGGATTAAACAAAAATACCAAAAAGAAATCGACAAGCGGAAAACGGAAAAAGGGAAGTCCACGCAACAAAAAAAGTTAGACGAAATACTAAGTTTCTTTTCACCAGGGAACCGCCAATCTCTGGTGAAAATGTTTGATCTACAGAAGGTCATAGTTCTTGCGAAAATGAAACTTATAAATAATCTTAATAAACTCTCAAACGTAAAGACGTTTCTCAAAACCAAGAGGGGATATCGTGTTACAGGACAAGAGGGTTATGTCGCTATAGACAAACTTGGTGGTGATGCAGTGAAAATTGTTGACCGTATGGAGTTCTCCTACGCTAACTTTTCACCGAATATATTAAAGGGATGGGACAAACCAGGAAGGAATTAAAATGGCAAAACCATTGCGATTTAAAGATATGATCAATTCGGAACCTGCACCAGGTGAAGACGAATTGACGAACTATTACAAATCCAAAAAGAAAAGAACCTATTCTGGCAACGAAGACGTTGAACCCGAAACCGAAGCACTTTCTATTGCACAACGAATGAAGGTTGGGCGAAGAATGAAGCGTCTCAAGCAAAAGATCAAGATTGGTCGAGAGAAAGCAAAGAGACGTATGGCAAATAAAGAGGTGTTACAAAGACGTGCACGTAAAGCGGCACGTAAAGCAGTTCTCAAAAAGTTAACTAAGGGCAAAGATAAAAATGATTTACCTTTCGCACGTAGACAAGAACTTGAAAAGAGACTAGATAAACCCTCAGTGAAGAAACGAATTGATATGATTGCTAAACGAATGTTCAAGGATGTTCGTAAGAAAGAAGTCGAAAGGAAAAAAGGTTGATAGGATCTTTTAAGAATTTTCTGGTAGAAGAAGAAAAGACAGTCTTCTTCACGTGGGGTAGAATGAATCCACCCACTATTGGTCATGAGAAACTATTGACTGTTCTCTCGCGCAAGGCAGGGAACAATCCGTACTTCGTTTACCTGTCACAATCCAGTGATCCAAAAAAGAATCCACTATCATATAAAGATAAAATAAAAGTCGCACGTAAGATGTTCCCACGTCATGCACGTAGGATTATGTTGGACATGAAGATCAAAAATCTATTTGATCTGTTGACAAAATTATATGATATGGGTTACAAGAATGTTACCATGGTTGTTGGTGCAGACCGCATCAATGAGTTTGATATTCTTATAAAAAAATATAATGCCAAGAAAGGCAAGCATGGTTTCTATAACTTTAGAAACATCAATGTAGTTTCTGCAGGAGACAGAGATCCAGATGCAGAAGGTGCAACAGGGATGTCTGCATCTAAGATGAGAGCGGCGGCAGGTAAAGGTGACTTCACAAGTTTTAGTCAGGGTTTACCAAAGACATTCTCTAACGCAGACGCAAAGAATTTATTCAACACAGTCCGTAAGGGTATGGGGTTGAAGGAACAGAAAGAATACAAAAATCATATACAATTGAACCCGATATCAGAGACGCGAGAACAATATGTGACTGGTGATCTCTATAGCGTTGGTGATAAGGTTATTGTAAAAGAATCAGATGAGGTTGGTAAGGTTACCCACCTAGGTGCTAATTATGTTATCGTAGAGAAAAGTAACGTGCAGAAAAGATACTGGTTAGATGCAATAGAGTTGTTAGAGAAAACAAAAGTTGCCCAAGACCCAGATGTTAAAGACAAGAAGGGTACACAACCTAAGAAATATTTTAAAGGTCTTTCCAAGTCTACAAAAGATAAGAGAGACGCACACTTTGCTAAAGGTAAAAAGAAAGCAGATAATGATCCGTCTGCATACAAACCTGCACCAGGTGATGCGGATGCCAAGACCAAACCGTCAAAGTATACAAAAGCATTTAAAGATATGTATGAAGAAGACGCACTGGCACGTGTTAAGAAAAAACATAAAAGAATTAATGACGCAGAAAAAGTAAGCGATGCCGCACGAAAAGTTCAACAAGATAGAGAAATGGATCGTGCTCGTTTAACTGTTACAAAGCAAAAGAATAAGGAAACAAAATGAGTTTTAGAAAATTCTATGATGGACATGAACAGTTGAATGAGGAAACTCCTTATGACCGTAAGCAGAAAGCAATGGTCGTAAATCTGTCTCAAGCATATCGCATGTTTATCTCTGGTATGAGAGATAACAATAAAACACGTATGAATAATGCAAAAAAGAGAATAACAGAAATAGAATCTAAATTAGGGTTACCTGCACCAGGAGGAAGACTATGATAAAATTTAAAAATTATTTAGAAGAGGCAGATAAAGCAGGTAAGTCTATTGCAGACAAAGCAAAGAAGTCTGGTATTTCTGCAAAGACTTTACGCACAGTTTTCAATAGAGGAAAAGCGGCATGGAAAACTGGTCATCGACCAGGTACAACTCCAGATCAATGGGGACATGCAAGAGTTAATGCATTCATTGTTAAGAAGAAAAAAGGTGGACTTAATCACGATAAGGATCTAGCATAATGGATAAAAAAGATTTCAAACCACACATGATGTATGATCCTAAAACTGGTAAGGGTTATATGGCAAAGAAATATGCCGATCACCTCAAGATGGACAAGATGGGTTATACTCACGACAAACCAGAGATGAAAGAGTTTCATGCAAAGGGTATGGAACCTAAGACTCGTAAACCACAAACAAAGAGTTCGACAAAATCTCAACTTGGAAAGATTAGTAAAGATGCTAATTCCTTCAAGATTGTTCGAAGTAGAAAGTCTAGTCCTTCGTTGAGAAGAAAACTTGTCAACGGCATGGAGAACATGTGTTGCAAAAACTGTGGCGACATGTTTGGTAACCCCACTAAAGAGAACAAGTCTTGTCAATACGATGCATATGATCCAAATGGTAAGAATTGGACAGAAGCAAAGAAAGTAACAATTACACCCAAGATGCGGCAACGAGCACTTGCAAGTCCTGCCGCAAGAGCAAAACCAAAGAGTCAAGTAAGTCTAAAGAAAGCACCTTGGGATAAGAAGAAAGAACAAACTGAGGCATTTGACTTCAGGGTAAACATAGATGGGTTCCCAGAAATGTTTATGTCTGGCAACTCACCAGGTGAGGTCAAGACACACCTACGTAAGTTAATAAAGCAACCATCAATGATTCAATCAGTAGATCGAGTCACCAAACACGATAAGAAGAAACACCATCGTGATAAGGTAAATGAGGGATTGAAATACACTCATGCCGCAATAGATAAAAGTGGTAAAGTGATTGGTATGGCATCACAAGAGTCTGACGCAAAAGATATGGCAAGAAGAAACAAAGGTAGAGTTGTGAAACTAAAAAAACCTATGTCAGACAAGAAGGGTGATATGATGATCAATCGCCCATTCAAAGAAGGTGCTATGAAACGTATGTCTACTGGTGACGGTATGAATACATTCAAAAAGAAACCACCTGAAGTAAAGAAAGCAAATGAAAAGACATCTGGTAAAGTTGACTATGGTTCAGATGAGTCAATCAAGATAATGAAAAAGAAAACACCAGGTGAACAGAATGAACAGAATCGATTTACCACTATGGTCTTACCATCATTGCAAAGGGCAAAGAATAAATTAGCAAATATAAAGAAATCGGTGATGGGAACTAATCCTACAGGTAACCAACAGCGTAAAAAATATGTACCAGGCATCAGGCAGAATATTAGGAACAAATAATGACAAATACATTTAAACAACATACGGCAGATAAGATTGATGAGATTTGTGAAGAATGTGATCTATACGATGACTTAGAATTAGTAGAGTCTGAGTATCAGGGTAAGAAGGTTACACTGAACAATCCAACTCGTGGTGGCAGTAAGAAGTTTTATGTTTATGTTAAGAACGAGAAAGGCAATGTTGTAAAGGTATCCTTCGGAGATCCTAATATGGAAATCAAACGCGATGATCCTGCTAGACGGAAATCGTTTCGAGCAAGGCACAACTGTGACAATCCAGGACCTAAATGGAAAGCAAGGTACTGGTCATGTTGGCAGTGGAGATCAGGAGCAAAAGTAGATAATTAAGGATTGATAAATGGCAACAAAGGTGAGTGAAAATACCGAGGTAGCATTACCACTTCGTAATATAATTAGTATGATTGCAGGTGCATCAATTGCAACATGGGCATACTTTGGTATTGTAGAAAGACTAAATCAAATTGAAACTAACCAGACTATGATGAAGGCAGACTTAGAAATGAATACTGAATTCAGAATTAAGTGGCCTCGTGGAGAAATGGGTTCATTACCTGCAGACAGTGAACAATTTATGTTAATTGAACACTTAGCAAATGAACTTGATAAACTAACAGACGAAATCGAAAGCGGTCAAGCACCGTTTGACCAACAACAAAAACTAACATTGGAGTTTTATGAGAAGCGAATAAACCAACTTGAAGAAGCACACGAAAAGATACGTAACGATATAATGGACATGGTACACGAAATGAACGGCATGAAACCCAGTGGAAGACATAATGGACATTAGATATGGTAATAGAAGCATTCATTCTTTTAATGTGGTTCGGAAACCCGATGGAATTAAAAGAGTATACAGTTCGTGATGGATTAGGTGATTGCTTAAAAGCAAAAAGAACTATTGAAAGAACCTTGCGAGGCGGTAAGTCTAGCGAATATACAGGTTCTGTTCGACTGGGTTGTAAAGAACTCAAAGTCGAAGTTAGTGATGATGGTCTGTACATCATAAGAAACTTTATTGATGCAGATCCCAAAGAACTAAACCCATAAGAAAGAAGGGCAATGGCAGATACGACATCAGATCGTCTAGTACGAATAGAACAAAAATTAGAACGAATGGAAACCGTACTCATTGCGATTGCTCGTTTTGAGGAAAAGATGGATGCTTATAATGAGTATCGTGAAAGATCATGGGAACGTATGAACAAGTTCTCAGAAAAACTCGATAATATCGAGAAGAAAGTAAACGAAAACGCCCATACAGTTGGCATTATAAATAAAGTAGTATATGCCGCTGTTGTAGCGGCAGTAGGGACTTATGTCGCCCACATGTGGATGTAAAAGGAGACACGGATGTTTAAGAACATATTCAATGAGTGGACTAAGGCACAGACTGAAGTCCCAGAAGATTTAGAAGAAAAGAAACTAAAAGGTGACCAACATGAGTTGGATACTGATAAGGATGGCGATATCGATGCCAAAGATTTTAAAAACCTTCGTACAAAAAATAAGAAAAAGAAAAAAGACAAAGACGAAGGGGACATCGAAATGAATCCAAAGATGGACAAAGGTGCACCGACAGAGCAAAAAGAATCTCGTATTCGAACTGCACTGAAAAGTGTTTTGTCTGAGAAGAGTCCTACTGCAGGAGCAACTAAACCTGAAACTATGGATGACAAGTTAAAAGGTAAAGGTGCCAAGGATATGGCAAACGAACCAAAGGAAACAGATGACACTGTAACAAAAGGTCATGACGATGTATCCAAAGCAGGTAAAGTTACTAAAGCGGCAGGGCAAAGAAACGGTGGAGATCAAGTTCGCTCTGGAGATCAGAACGTAGTGAACTCCGTAGTAAAAGCATTAAAGGGAATGAAGTAATGGCAGTACACCCACCATCACATGCCAAAGATGCTGTACCAACTCCTTCGGGTTGGCGACATCCAAAAACAAATGAACTTCTGAAAGCACAGAAGATGACAGATGCTCAGATCAATGAGTATCTTGGTGTTGCAGAACCAGTAACGTTGACAGAGTCTCCAACAACTGAGACTGAGTTTGCGGAAGAGCATTTGGAAGACATGACTAAGGTCGAACTAGAAGAACTAGGTCGAGAACATGGTATTGAATTAGATCGAAGAAAGAAGAAATCTACTCTGGTCGAAAGAGTTAAGAACATCTTACCATAATATATAATATTGTTATGGATCAATTGAATAAATCAAACTTGATGCTATATGCGGCAAGACATTATTATAACCCTCGGTTCTCTGACATAGAAGAGTTCAACGAGGATTTGAAAAGGTTTAAATATGTCAAGCGTTTATTGAATCGTTATCTGGATGAAGGTAATCTTTCTGAACGCTTGATACTAAACCACCTGATAGTTATCTTTAATGTCTTTGGCATAGAACCATCGATAAACATGATGAGAGTAAAGTTAGACGAAAGGCACTGGTCAGTAATAAAACCCTTTTTAGTTTTTCTAAGATATATTACTAATGATCAACTTGTGGGAATAACTATGGACGCAAAGGTAGTAGAGGCACTAAGGAAAATATAATGGGTATTCTAAAATCTGCGGCAGATACAGTCTATGCTTTTCGTTTTATACGAATGCTTGTAATGAAATGGGAAAACTGGGACGCATACAAAGAAGGTATTATTGATGCTAACGGAAAGAGAGTAAAGGGTGTTACGATCAACACTTCTGAGAAACAGTCTGCTTGGACTCCTTTCATTCGCTTGTGCGCTAACGTTAAAAGGTTGTTATCAAAAGTACCAGGAGGGGGAACTAAACTCGGAAGTTTTGCGGCAGCACTCTTTCTCATTAAGGAAAAGACAGGAATAACAGATTCTCAATTAAAAAAGATTTGTGAAGAATTCAACATAGAACCACTAGACTTTTTGAACGAGAACAGCGAATGGTTTGTATTAGAGGATAGGCAACTATCACCAGGTGTGTATAGGATTGCTAATGAAAAGGCAGTGAACAGTAGCATTGAAGTTATTTGCAAACCGAAAGATCAGATACGTGTGTTAGACGAAGCGTATCCAGTTGGTGATGTATTTGGAGTTGACATCTATGAAGCAACCCACATGAGGACGAACCAGAAAATTTACATTACTATAAACGAGATATCAAAATGAGTTTAACAGTAGCAAAAAATAGACAAAGACTTCTAAAGAAAATGGGTTTGAATAAACCTAAACCTAAAGAACAAGATGAAGCATGTTGGCAAGGATACAAAGAAGTCGGTATGAAGAAGAAGGGTAACAAGATGGTTCCCAATTGTGTGCCAGAGGGTAAAGCAAAGGTAGACGAACTGTCTTTGAGTGTGAAAGATATTAGAAAATCTGGTCTTAGAAAAACCACTGATACAGATAAACTCAAGAAAGAATTAGAAGATCTAAAAAAACTTTTAAAACAAAAAAATATCAAGGTTAGGGAATCATTCATGTCCCGAAGACCTGGTAATCAAATGTCAGACTTGTATAAACTATACAAACTGGCAATCAAAGCAATGCCAGGATCTGCAAAGCAAAAAGAACTCAAGAAGAGAATTGCCGCGTTGAGAAAAGAACTCAAGTTGGATGAGAAACTAGGAAAGAACGCAGATGCAGGTGATTACATAGATGACTTCAAAAAGTCAGATGCACCACAGTTCAAAGGTAAGTCTGATAAGAAGAAAAAAGACATGGCAATTGCGGCATACCTAGATGCAAAAGAAAAGGGAAAAATAAAAGAAGACGTACCTGCCAATAGCACTGCAGATATACCTGATCCAAAAGATACTGTTCAAGGTCCTCGAAAAAAGAAAGACAAGAACAAACCTCAGTTAGTTGTTGATCGAAGATATACAAAGAAGGTTGGACAACCAGTCTTATTGAAAAGGTTTCGTGACTACAATACAGATAAAGGTATATCATGATCCATGAGTCGTATTCGAGACATTGCTTCAATACTGTCAAACACAGAGCAAGCGAACCCAGATAACAATGCTATAGATGCTTCTACAGGTGCAAGCACTAGAACGTCAGTTTTTACTTCTTTGGACTCTCTACCTATAACTGGTTTGTCATCTGGTCAACAAGCATTCATCACTTCAACCAATAGACTTTATGTTTCTAATGGATCTGGTTGGTACAATACCGCATTAATAAGCGCAGATCCTAATTGGGATTCTTCTCCACTTACTGAATATACTATTGTTGACTCAGTAACACCTCTCGTCATTATAGCAAAAGCAACAGACTCAGATAATATAAATTTATTAAATCAAAGTGTGGCAAGTGACTCTGCCCAGTACATGGTTGACATAACCATAGATTCTTCAGTATTTACATTTACTCCAAAGAGTGCTGATTCTGTAGGAGAAGCAGTCGTTGCAGGTAATCTAACAGATTCTAATGGTGATTTTATTTACACGTTTAAGTGGTCGGATGGCGTTAACTTTGTCACTCAACAAGCAACCATAACTTATAGTCCTGCAAGTGCGACAGGTATTTCTTATCTTGGCACTAGAGGTTTTCATGCAGGTGGTAATGGTAGCACTTTCAATATCGGTTATTTCGATATAACCACTAGTGCGAATACTGCATACTTTGGTGACATGCAAGGTAAGTTTTCTCAGATGGGTGGAGTAGGTGATGGTGCTAGAATAGTAACTATGGGTGGTTATGATAATAACAAATCTCCTCCAAGATCAGATCAAATTCAATATTGGGCATCCGCAACCACAGGTAATGCTTTAGACTTCGGAAATCTTACGCAGGTAAAAGAAAAGACTGATGGTGTGGTAGGCGATGCTACTAGGGCAGTTGTTGGCGGTGGATATGGTGCTTCTAGTTCAGTTGTAAATGAGATGGATTATATCACTATTCAAACGACAGGCAATGCTCAAGACTTTGGAGATCTTACTCAGGCACGTGATGAGATTGGTAATACGAATGATGCTACACGTGGTGTTTTTATACAAGGGGAAATCTCAGGTCAGGTAAACACCCAAGATTATATTACAGTTCAAACGACAGGTAATGCAACAAGTTTTGGTAATGCTACTCATTCTGTGTATGGATGTCATTCAGGTATTTGTGCCGATGAAACAAGAGGTCTGTACATGGGTGGTATAACTTCAGGAAATAGTTATGCATGGGATACGATAGAGTACGTAGTTATACAGACTACAGGTAGTGCTACAGATTTTGGTAATATGGATAACGGTAGAAGTAATGTTATGGCATGTAGCGATGGAACGACAGGTGTGATAATGGGTGGTTTTGCATATCCTACAGGTCCTTCTACTCAACATATACAAAAAGTAACTATACAAACCACAGGTAATGCAACCGATTTTGGTGGAGACATTTATGGATCTGGAAGCAATACGCAGGATGGTGCAGGAATGTCAGGGAATGCCGCATGACCGTTAGTAAAGCAAGAAACATAGCAACCTTCTTAGGTAGAACAGATAGTGCGAACCCGAATGAACTTCGCCTTTTGCACACTGGTGAACTTACAGGTATTGATAGTGACACTGTTCTCAGTATAAATGGAGTTCAATTTTTTAATACTTTAGACTCACTTCCTGTTAGTAATTTACGAGAAGGACAGCAAGCATTTGTTGATGAAAGTAAAAGACTTTATGTTTCTAATGGATCTGGTTACTATAATGCATTAACAGTGAACAATGCACCTTTTTGGGATTCCGTACCGCTTGATGAATATACTATAGTTGATTCAGCAACACCTCTGATCATCAAAGCAGATCCTGGTGACTCTGATGGAACCGAATTATTTATCAACCAGAGTTTCGGATCTGACTCTGCACAATTCATGGCAACAGTAACTAATGACTCATCCGTATTTACGTTTACCCCAAAGACCAAAGCAGAGATCGCAAGTGCAGTCGCGGCAGGAAATCTCACAGATTCTGATGGAGATTTTACATACACATTCAAATGGTCTGACGGTATAAACTTTGTTGCTAAAGCGGCAAACATAATTTACAATACCGCTTCTACTGCTT